TCAGAAAAACAAATAAATGTTTAGGGCCGTTTTCCGGTCATTAAGGTCACGGTCATTAAGGTCATTAAGGATTTTAACTTCTCTATTCTGGTAACACATTAGCGCTTTTTGATAACACATTTGTAACACACATGGATGATTTCTCAATACGCAAAATTCATAACATACTGATTAACAGCTATTTACAAAAAGAGTACATAAAAGAGGAATAAGTGATAAAATATATTTAAGAACAAAAAAGAACAACAGAGATAAGTGCCTATGGATAAGCAACTTACTACCATTGTTCTCTCACGCTATTTTTGTACAAATAAGTTTCATTTTGCCTATTATAGTGATTCCGTTGGGGTTCGAACCCAAGACCCACAGCTTAGAAGGCTGTTATACGGAACACCAATAAAATGCCTAAACAATAGCAACTTACGCTATAGGCGAATAATCATTTTGCGGCAATTTTGCGACATTTTATGCAAGCCTACTCCACAGAACATACAAATATACTTTACATTATCATTTCCTTTTCTGCTGATATTCCACAACTAAGAGCTGCTTTACATCTGCTAAATCCAACTCTAAATCACGATAGGTAGGATTAAAGGAACGCAATATAAGCTTTCCATTATCCATATCCAAGTCAATGATACGCTTCAACAGAATACCTTCTTTATGAACTATGATATATTCCTTTCCGTCTATATGAAGTCCATTGCTCTTTACCATGTAGTCAGGGCAGACTTTACATATAACGATGTCTCCATTCTGATAAGCTCTAGACGAGCCATCATCCATAGAATCACCGCTTACCTCGAATGCTACGTACTTTTCTTTATCTTCTTTTACAATAGGGATTGTTGGGAGCGATGATATATATACATCATCTGCATATCCGCTGAGATAACCAGCATAAGCCATCTGTGGAACAAGAGGAACAAAGCTGACGCTTGAATTGATATTCGATTTGATGTCATCGTTAAACATCTTTCCTTCTCCGGTCTTAAGCCAATTCAGATTTAGCTGAGGGTAAGCCAAAGAGATATTCTTCAAGAAAGTCTCGCTAGGCATATCCGGCAATCTGTTAATTGCACTGGTATAGCTCTTACATTTCCGCAAGAAGAATGTAGTACTAATTCCCATCTCTGTACAGAATGGTGCAATTCTGCTTTTGTAGTTGTTGAATTTCTCAATATTAGCCTCCGGCTGCAACATTTCACCAGCTCCATTAGCTAGCCAATCCATATTAAGATCTGGGAATTTGGAATTCACTCTATAAGATACTCTTGCCGTGAATACACCATTCTTCCCTATGATTGGAAAGTTAGAGGCCACATCAGCTTTGTCGCAAAATTCTCGTTTAGTAATTCCTTTATATTTAAGATACTCACGCAGTCTAGTCTTTGCGTTTTCGTTTTCGCTTACCTTTATAGGTGAAGAGATGAACATTTCCCCCATTCCCGTCCTAATATAACTTGGATTTACCTGCGGAAATTTTCTCGTTATAGCTTGCAAGCTTTTGGAAGATACACGATTAGTTATACGGCTGACGAAGCCATGTCCTAAGCCAACGGTATCCTCGAATTTTTCATTTGAAGTGTAACCCAAAGCAATGATTACAGCCTTCAGTCTTTCGTATGCACTATTCATAACCTAAAATTTAATACGCAGTAAGCGCATGTGTAACTTAATTTATGTAAACATTTAGAGCTTAAAGATAATAAAGGTTAATATAGTATATTTAAGCACTATTTTATTTGCATGTTTGCAATACTTTTCTTATCTTTGCACTCGAAAACATTAAATATGTTGCAAATATACATAAATATATCGTAACTTGCAAGAAATTTAATATATTTTTTGTAATATTACATAAAAAGGTGAGACACACCATAAAAACTGTAGAAAGAATATGTCATTAAGCGAGATTAAGCAATTAGTATCAGTCGCATTTCAAGCGGGACGGATGGATGCCCAATTTGAAATGGGGTTGCGTTCCGACAGGATACGCAGAAAGGATGCCGAATGCTATCTCGCATCAAAAGGATTCGAAAAGCAGATGATTGACAAATGGGTCAAGAATAGGTTAATGAAAGAATATGTAGGTGATAGTAAGAACTCACCTAGATATTATTCTCTCAAAGAAATCAATGAACTTGTTGTTTCTTGTCAGATAAAGAAAATGATTATTTAAAATATACGACTATGGCAGAGAATAAGGCAGCGAAGCCTGTAGAAGGACAGAGCGAAGAAATTAAGGATTATGAGTTTCGCCTCCTTGATGCGGATGAGATAGAAGTCCGTGTCGGTCAAGGTGGTAATCAGAAGTCACCGGACTGGTGTTCCTTGTTGCTTTACAAGGACGCAAGATGTGACATGAGACGATTAGATGAGAAGTTCGGCATCTATGGTTGGAAACGTAAACATGAGCTTATCGGTCAGAACCTCTTTTGTACGGTTTCCGTTTATAAAGAAGGCATCGGTTGGATAGATAAGCAAGATGTTGGTACGCCAAGTAACACTGAAGCCGTTAAAGGTCAAGCAAGTGATTCTTTCAAGCGTGCATGCTCTTGTTTAGGTATCGGTCGAGAATTGTATACTGCTCCCAAAAAGATATTCATCAACCTCAACCGAAAAACCGAATATTCTCAAAGCGGAAAGTTGAAGACAATTTTCCATGTTGGATATGTAGGTTATACAAACAGATGTATTGCCAAACTTATTATTCAAGATGAGAATAACATTGTGCGTTGGTATTGCGGCATGACAGAACAAGAAGTTCTTGAATGGATGAATGAGCAGAAAGAAGTATATGGTTACTCTGAACCAGCCCCAAAGAGCGAGGAAGAAAAAGACGAAAATCTTAATGAGCAAAAACAATATGCTTATCCACAATTGCAACAGGCTCAAATTTGGGAGGACGTAGATAGAGTTTGGAACGGATTCCCAGACCTTCAGAAGTCCGAAGAGTTTAAACGCAAATGTGCATTACGAAAGATGGAACTCGCACAGAGCAAGAAGGATTTAAAAGCAGTTTATGATGCTTATCCCGAATATCAAAAGAATGCAGAGTTCTTAGCTAAGTTGACACAATTTAAATCAAGATTAGTATGATACAATTGAATAACAGTGGAGTTCTTTATGAGGACTCCACACATCAATACTTTTATGATGGTCGTGAATTAAGTGGCATTACAGGTATGCTTCATCAGTATGTATTTCCCAATATGTACTCTAACGTAAGCGAAGAGGTATTGAAGAAAGCTGCCGAAAAAGGCACTATTATCCATGAGCAGGTAGAGTTGTTTGCTTCATTGGGTATTGAGCCAGCCTCAGAGAGTGTCAAGGATTTTGTCGCTTATATCAAGAAGAATGGATATGAGATTATAGGTAGCGAATATGTCCTTCGAATCGGAGAAGACCATGCAAGTGCAATCGACTTGGTGATGCACAAGGATGATGCACCGGACGATGAGGTTGAGATTTGGGATATTAAGGGTACTTATTCCGTTAATAAGGAGTATGTGCGTTGGCAGAACTCGATGTATAAGTTCGGTTTCGAAACATTGAATCCTCATCTGAAGGTTACACGTATATGTTGTATGTGGTTGCGTGATGACGAGAAGCGTGGAACAATCTGTAAACTCATCCCATTAGGCAAGCCAAGACCTGCTAGTGATGTTAAAGAATTGTTCCGATGCGAGAAAGAAGGTCGTTTGTATAATGATGATACAAAAACACCTTATTACATTATAGATAACGAAATCGCACTCAGGGACGTTCAAGAGCGCATTGCTAAATTGCAAGAACAGGAAAAGGAGTTGAAGGCAGCTATCTTTGATGGTATGTCAAATGACAACCTCACATCTTATAAAACTTCAATTTACACTTATTCCTTGAAGTCTGCTTCTGAGAGGGTTACGTTAGATACGAAGGCTTTTGATGCGGATGACGAAGAAGCTTACAACCATCTATTGAAAAAGTATAAAAAGGTAACTAAGGTAAAGCCTAGTTTGACCTTGAACAGAGTTGGATAATTTATTGTTTTATTAAATATTTTAAGTTATGGCTAATAGTTATAAAGGTAAGATTGTTGCTATCGAAGGCATTCAGTCTATTCAGAGACAAGGTAAAGAACCATTTGAAAAGAGACGTTTGATGCTTGATGCAACACGTTTCGATGGTTTGACAGGTGAACGTGGCTACGAAAAGCGCATCATCTTTGAATTCAGTGGTAAGAATGTACATGTACCGGATGGTTTTAATGTCGGGGATATTGCTGAAGTATTCTTTGACGTTGAATCATATCAAGGAACAAAGAAGGATGGCACAACAGACTGGTTTACATCTGTTCGTGGCTACAAGATGCAAAAGATTGAAGCACAGAACAATGCGCCACAAGGTGGCATGCAAGCTGCTGCTAATAATCCTTTTCCACCACAAGCTCCAGCTGCAGGTTCAGCACCAATTCCACCAGCACAGCCGAGTGGCACTAACACATCTGATGCGCCATTTTAAACTTATTATGGTGGAGAATTAATTTTCTCCACCTTTCATTAAAGAAAGATGGTATATAATATGTTGAATCCGGTCGAGCTTGAAAAGTTCGAGGAACGAACCAGGGCTATGATAACCAAAGCCAAGAAACTACAAGGTGATTATTATAATGAGAAGTTCTTTGTTGTTGACCTTAAAGAGAGGCAACAATCTAGGACAATCCAGCAGAATGCTTATCTGTGGGTAACAATCACTTACGTAGCTATCGAAGAAGGATATACTAAGGACTATATCGAACAAGAGTTCAAACGTGTAAATAAGGATGTTTTTCTTAGGGAGCGTGAGAATAAACAAGGCAAGGCCTTCCAATATTGGAGGCACATACCAGACCTTGACAAAGAAGAAATGTCTTTATGTATAGACCGATGGCTTCATCATTGCTCTATGGAAAGAGGATTATACATACCTACTCCACAAGACCATGCTTATATGGTATGGCAGACGCAGGTGGAGAGGCAAGCAGAATTAAATAAAGAGTTTTTATAGGATGCTTGGTGTTGTAGCTCAGTTGGATAGAGCAAATGTTTCCTAAACATTAGGTCGTGAGTTCAAGCCTCACCGATACCACATTCTCTAACATAAAAAGAAAGAATATGAAATCATTAACAGGAAAGTATTTTATCGTAGGTGTTCGTTATGAGAAAACTCTAGAAGACGGAACGAACGCTAAAACTACAGAGCAATATGTTGTAGATGCCTTGTCATGGTCAGAATGCGAGGCTAAGACTACAGAAGAAATGGCGGTATACACAAATGGTGATATGGAGATTGTCACTATGAAGAAAGCAGGTTTCTCTGAGTTGTTCCTTTCAGAGGTAGATAGTGAGGATAAATACTACGATTGCAGTATTAACATGATTACTATTGACGAAAAATCTGGCAAGGAGAGGAAGACCAAGGTTCGTTATCTTGTGCAGGGTGATACCATTGAGAAGGCTCGTAAGAATGTAGATGAGATTATGGGTAAGACTATGATTGATTACAATATTACAAGCCTTAAGGAAACATCAATCATGGATGTTTTCTTGCATATGGGTAAACCAAAGGAGTAAGGCTTTTCATTTTTCTTATTATTTAATTAGTTTGAAATCCCCCTATGGGGTGGTGCTGCTTAGTTCAATGGTAGAACGTCCGCCCAAATCGGAAAAAGGTTGTGGGTTCGACCCCCACAGCAGCAACTATGACTTTTGGTTTGATAAAGGATAAAGATTATGGGATATTATGATAGATTTAACAAAGGAGGAAAGAAGCCTAAACACCAAAGGAGCGAGAAGCAAAAGTGGGTTGACAAACTAGATAGGCTTATGTCGGTTTATATCCGCATGAGAGACTCTAGAGAGTTTCACTATAAGTACTTCAGATGTATCAGTTGTGGACGAATATTGCCAATCGACCAAGCCGACAATGGGCATTATTGCGGACGAACTCATATGAGTTTGCGCTTTGATACACGTAATCAGAATGCGGAATGCAAACGATGCAACAGATTCTCTTCTGACCATCTTATCGGTTATAGAAAGAATTTAGTAATGAAGCTTGGAAGATTGGCTTATTTGCAAAAGCATCCTCACGTTCCTTTAGATATGGAAGAAGTAAAGCGGCTCGGAGAACAACAAGTCGATTTACTGGAAGTAATGAAGCATCAAGCAAAGAATTGGTCGGTCTTTGAATTACAGGAACTCTATAAATACTATGCGGCTCTAATTCTGAAAATGAATGAAGAAAAAGATAATCAATAAGGTTTAAATAATGTTACAGCTTCAACAATAGACACTAATTTATTTGCATTATTAAATTATTCTTCGTACCTTTGCAATCGTCTTGGTGAGACACACCATAAAAACTGTAAGGTCATTTTTCTATTGGCTTTTGTTATGCATAAGACTTGTGCATTCCTATATAGTAACAAAAGTGATTTCATATTATTTGTGAAATGAAGTTTAAATTAAGACCATATCAAGAAGAGGCAAGCAAGAAGGCGGTTGAGTTTTTCTTGGATAAGAAGAAAAACTGGAACGCTCTGGAAGTGCTCCCTACTGCATCGGGCAAATCATTGATTTTGGCAGATATAGCTGCTAGGCTCAAAGATAAAGTGCTTGTGTTTTCTCCTACTAAGGAAATTTTGGAACAAAACTACAAGAAGTATTGTTCTTATGGATTTGATAATGCCAGCATCTATTCCGCTAGCTTTAAATCAAAAGAAATCAGCGATGTTACTTTTGCTACAATTGGTAGCGTGAAAGGACATCCCGAATTGTTTACTGACTTCAAGTACATATTGATTGATGAGGTTCATTTAGTGAAACCTGAATCCGGCATGTATAAGGAGTTTCTTGATAAATTAAAGAGCAAGGTCATAGGTTTAACCGCAACACCTTTCCGTCTGTATTCCTATCAGAACTATGGTAGCATACTGAAGTTTCTGACAAGAAGTAGAGACAAGATTTTCAAGGAGCTTATCTACTATGTTCAAGTTGAGGATATGGCAAAAAACGGATATATCTGTCTTCCGAACTATTACACATGCCCACCACCACAATGGAACGAAGGAAACTTGCAGCTCAATTCAACTTGCCGTGATTACACTGACCAAAGTGTCAAGCAAGAATATGAACGTGTAGATTTGTACGGATGGCTAGTTAGTGTTGTTAAAAGATTGCTTAATCCTAAACGAGGTGGACAGCGTAAAGGCATCTTGGTTTTTACGAAGTTCGTTAAGGAGGCTCAGAAACTGACATATTCCATACCTAACTGCGAAATGGTCTGTGGCGAGACACCACCGAAAGAACGTGAAGCAATCATCGAGCGTTTCCGTAATGGTCAGACTAAGGTATTGGTAAATAGTCAAATATTGGTCGTAGGTTTTGACTATCCGGAGTTAGATACGGTCGTGTATGCAAAGCCAACACGTTCATTAGCGCAATACTATCAAGTCGTAGGAAGACTTCTTAGACTATCAAAAGGGAAACAACCTTGGTTTGTTGACCTCTGCGGTACTTATGAGAGGTTCGGGAAAGTTGAAGACTTGAAATTGCTAGACCTAAACGGCAAAGGAAAGTGGGTAATAATGAGTGGAAATAAACAATTAACAAATACATTCTTTTAAGATATGATAGTAAAATTAGACGAAAAAGCGTGTAGCTTGGATGCAGATGAATTGGTCGCTTTCGTACGTCTGTCATTTAATGCTGACAAAGACGGATATGTATATGGGAGCAACAAGGAATTATCGAATAAGATAGGTATGTCGGTGGCAAAGGTAAAAAAAGCTATTGAGGGGCTATTTGAGAAACAAATGTTATCTATCGGTAGCGGAAAAGTCTTTATTTGGAAGCATGAAGACAACATAGAATTTGCTGAAGGTGAAGAATCTAAACCACACAAGAACGAACCTGAACGAATAGCATTGAACAACGTCCCTAGTGTACAACAAGTGGATGATAAAGCAAAGAAGGTTTGCGAATATTTCAATAAGGTTATCGTTGGAAGAGGAATGCCTCTTGTTCATGCCCTGACTTCGAAGAGAAAGTCAATGATTAATTCACGGCTTAAAGAATATGGGAGTGAGCAGATGAAGTTGATGATTGACAAGGCGGCAGCATCTTCATTCCTTAATGGTAGTAATGGATGGATGGCGAGTTTTGATTGGATTATGAGACCAAATAATTTTGTTAAAGTATTGGAAGGAAATTATGATGATAGAAAGCAAGGGACTAATAAAGACGCAGAGCAAGGCTATTACCAAGAATCAGCCGACCTCGTGCAGCGCCTCAATCAACAGAGAAAAGCAACGAATATTCAATGAGTACGGAACATTCGATAACGTTCTAATGTCTTTCTCTCCATCAAGCCAAGTAGGTAGTAAGATGCCAATCGGGAAAGCTTTTAAAAGCAACGCACCAACACTTACCTATCTTGACTTGTGTTATGGAGAAGGAAGTGCAATAACATGGCTTGTAGCATGGGTTTCTGATGTCTATGGTATTTGTGGCTTTGTAAATAATGAGGCTACTGACAATATCAAGATAATGACTGCAAATGCTATAAAGGATGAGTATTATTTCCTTAATCTGAACGAGCTGATTACTTTCTTCAAGATGTTTATTGCCGGAAAGTTTGAGAAATTCTACAAGAAGCCAAATCCGCAAGTTATAACAAAGAGCTTGAATACTTTCTGTTCCCATCGTATAGATGCCATAAAAGCAGTAGAGGCAAATATACAGAAAGAGAAAGAGGCTAAAGAAGATGAGGCTATCAAGCAAAATGCCATCACTTATGAAGAATGGGCGGCAAGAAAAAAAGCTAAGGGCGAGGAAGTTAATATAGAACTTATCGAAGACGAGAAAGGCAACAAGATTTTTCGGGTAAAAGCTCCTAAAGCTGATGTTAGATTAGACTCAGCTTATATGATAGTCAAGAATACAACAAATGCAGATTTTAAGGCTATATGCAAGCTAAGAGAATGTTTCGTTAAGAAATATGGTATAGACCCATACGACTTGATTAGAAGTTTAGGGAATAAAAAACTTAGAGAATATGAAGAAAGAAGAAATTGTCAAGGCAATCATTAAGAACCTTAGAGATGTAAATGGCAAAAAGTTCCGCAAGGATGATGTTCAAGCCATTGTGAATTATTTCATAGACCTCACAAAGCAATCGTTGCGCAACAGAGACCGTGTTATGATACGCAGCTTTGGAACATTTGTGGTACGACATAAAAATCCCAAGCAAATTAATTGCGTGCGAACAGGAGAGAAAACGATGACAAGGGAGAAAGACCATGTGGCTTTCATTCCTTCTAATGATTTTGACTTAGATTCAATAGTATAAAATGGAGATAGCAGAAATAGAACAGATTATAGAGGCTTGCAACTTTGATGTTGCTAGCCAGACCCAAAGAGCAGAAACATTCAACGTAATTGACGCTATTGTAGAAATGCGCAAATACGAAGGTCGTTTCAACGCCAAACGTTGGGAATATGAAAATGTTAATGGACGTGGTACGATAGAAATATATTCTAAACTCGTTGCCGGAACTCTAGAGGACAAATTAGCAGAGTTTGCTATTATATTATTCTCAATGGCCAATAAGTACAAGATGAATGTCAAATCGTTGAGGCTAGACCCAGATTCAATGAGAGACCGTTCCTTTGAAGACTTGATGATGTCTATGCTGAAGATTGAAATGACACATTACCGAGTGTTCAAGAAGATAATAATCTTGATTGGCATGCTTTGCGGATATTGCATGATGAATGGTATTGATTTGTTGTGGTTCGTTAACAAAAGACTTTTGATAAACATTAAATAGGCTAAAATATGAAGAAGTTAAAGTTAGTTTTTACGAGTACGGATTTCGCATCTTATACGAAGAGTACTATGAGTATGTTATGCAAGGTTCTTTTACGAATTCCTTACCTTGTACTTGTAGGCATAGTTAGTACAACTTGCTGGGTTGCTAAGTGTATTGTAAGGTTCTGCAAGGAGTACACAAAGGCAGCGGTAATTATCGGTTTTGTTCTTTGCTTTATGGCTATGTTTGTTGAGTTTGTCTATTTTAAGATTCAACTTGCAAAGAGTTCGTATCAGACAAGTGAACTTATAAAGCGGAACTATGAGCTGGAGCAGACCGACAGATACGATTTAGGCTTCCATGATGCAATGGCAAAGAACAGAGAAATGCTTACACAAAAGATTGAACCATGACAAACGAATTCAATGATGCGTTTACGAGAGCACAAGCTTTGCAGAGGAGGTTTAATCCAGCTTACATGAACTCCTTTTCGATAGCAATTAAATATGATAGCTATTACGAGGAATACATGGAGATTGAATTGAGAACAGATAATGATAAGTTCTTTATTTCTACATTGACATGCGTTTACGAAGAGGATTATACTCTAAGATTAGACGAATTAGAAAAAACAATAGATAAATTATTAACAGATGAAGACAATGAATAAAAAAGTTATTTTTGTAAGCCTGTTGGATATTATAAGTATTCCATCGGGTAACGAGCATCCTGTAGATATTACGGATTTTCAGCTAAAGCACGATTTCTTTAGAGCGTTGCAAGCAGATAATAATATAGTCCGTGTCAACATCTTAGGATATGACAAGAACCAAGTAATGTATTCAAGCGATATAACATTCAAGAAAATGGTATCGGTTATTTCATACGAAATTGCTATGTATACAGTTAATGCGGTAGTTCCATATTGCTCTACTGATAATATTGATGATACTTTTGTTGATGCTGCAAAAAGCACCGAGAGTATAGATTTTCTAAAAGACAAATCTAATTGGCTGATTATTGGGAACGATGATCTTGCTGATAAATTTGGGGTTGACAATATAACAATGGAGAATTTCGTCAATGGAGAACTTAGAGAATATTCTGAAGGAGCTAAGACAACAGAAAAGAGATAAACATATTAAACCGGAAATCTTGACCTTAGCAACCATAAAGAATAGGTACGGAAAAGACCCGTTACCTGAGTTGCGCAATTTATGGGCAAAAGGACTGGTTAAGAATTGTAGAACTTTAAATGATTTAGGCTTTATATACAATGGATAAGGAGTTAATAAAAAAGTTAGTTGCACAAGGCAAGGCTTATGTACTTGACTTGCGAGGTGGTAGTGTTCCTTATAAGGAAGGTAATGCAGCGGCAGTTGATTTTTACTGCCCACAAGATGTAGTGTTGAATATGCCTTGGGTGAAAATGGGTAGAGGTCACATCAACCTACATTTAGGAATTGAACTTCCTAAAGGTGTTGGCTTGGATATTCGTTCACGTTCTGGCTTTACTGACAAAGGTATGGAAGTTGATGTGGCCTTTATTGGCAAGAACGAAACACAAGTTGGTTACATGACTAATGTTAGAGCGGACATTGATATTTGTCTAGGTCTGGTCGATGAAGACTATAGAAACGATATTGGTGCGCTTTATAGAGTTAATTCCGACCGTTATATGCCGACAAAGGATAGCAAATTCAAACTAGATTCAGATTACGAATATTATGTTTTCGTAGTCAAGAAAGGCACTCGTGTTTGCCAGGGCGCATTCCGCAAGGTAGAAAATCCAGATTGCATACTTGGAGAGTTGAATATGGAAAATAATCGTGGAGGAGGATACGGACATGGTGGAACAAAATAACAATGGGTGTTGCGAATATGCTAACAAGTATATCTTTGTGATAAGACGTTTGGCAGACATGATTGAATGCAAGGATAATGCCGTTTTCGTGTCATCTCTAAGGGAGGACTTCGGAAAGCTCGGATTATTTTCAAGCGCAGCCAATTTCCTTCGTCTTATGTATGAGATACGAGCATCTTCTGAAGACAAAGAAACCTTACGAAGCCATATCAGTGTAATGGCGATGGAAGCCTTGCTTACGCTCTCTTGGTATATTGTTTCTGATTATAACGACATCATCGAGTCGCAAATCGAATTGTTCAAAACCAAAAATAAGCGGTATGGAAACGCATTTTCTGAATGTTTTGCTAAAGATGGTTATCCGTATGCCTTCGGTCATTTGCAAGAGAAGATTAATCGTATTTGCTCTTTGCTGACTTTGAACGAGGATGCTAAAGAAGAGCCTGTCCTAGACAGCTATAAAGATTTATTGGGGTATAGTATTTTAACGCTTATCGAAATAAAATGAGATACCGAATAACAAGAATAGAAAAAGTTATCAATGGGCAGAGTTCGTACGAGCACTGCTCGTTGATAGTTTCTAACATAGAAAAGTTTAGGAAACAAATAGATGCAGACGAGGTAAACTTCGTCTATGAAATGTTGGATTAAAAATAGAAAAGAATGAAAGAACCAGACATTGAAATGAATCTAAAGAAAATCATGGAACGCATAAAATGGATTAGAGAAACTAAGGCCATCTTATCCAAGGAAGAAATAAGTCTTTCCATTCCATTGATGCAAGATTTATCGCAAGTAGGCAATATTTACGATAAGTTTATGAGCTATCATGCCGGACGAAATTCCACAATGGTACGCAAGCAATTTATCTTTGTTATTCTTTATCTTTATTCTCCTAGTGCCCTTGGCGGTTCTAAGATGAGAAGAGGGCTAAGAGAGAAAATCGCAAAGGTTTTGGGGTGTACATGTTCTAATGTGAGCCATGATTACAAAAATATCAGTTTCTATTATGTTACTTACCGAAGTTTCCGTAATGACGTGAATGAGATATTGGATAAGCTATTAATAGATTTGGGTTTAAAAGAGATAGGGGAAGAATAACTTCCCCTACCCTTTTTAAAGCAGTCGCAACTCTTGTTTAATACCAAGCTTTTTTGACTCTTTATTAAAGAATTCTACTTTACGTTTTACTTTTTCTTTAAACTGCTCGAACAATGCAATTAAAGCTTCTTGCTCGGTATCAAAAAGTGATTCCTCTCTAATTGTATGCTGTTTAGTTCGTTCACGATAGTCGGGCTTATATTTGTAATCTATCCACCAGCCAGAAGGGTTAAGCTCATTTCCCTCGAACCAAGATACGTTGCAGCATCCCTTTACTATACAGCGTTGTGGGGCTTCAAACCATTCATCAATATACCAAGCAATATCACCATTCCTATATTTTGGAATGGGTCTTTCCTCTTTATTTGTATATTTATATTCTCCCATATTGTTAATGTTTTACAATTTCCAAATACTTCAACTTTGCGAATCGGTATGAGTTATATGTTTCACCAAGCGTTTTATACACCTTAGATGTGAAGTACAGAATGCAGCCTGTATAATCATTAAATCCTAAGATGATATACTTATCTTCAATATACCCTGCTACGTATGCCCCAATGTCCTTACCTTTATAAAGAACTCGCTCACCTAGATGAGCATTGAAAAATTCCTCGTTTGTCATACGCTATCGCTATTTTAGTTCATCAAAGTCAAGCCACTCAATCTTATCGTAGCACTCATACAGAACTTCGATACGCTGTGTTCCGTCTCCTCTTGTGACAATCCATACATCATCACTCATCGCTCCGTAATGAAGAGCCGTAGGATTTACGCCACCTCCACTATATCGGAACATTACCCACTTTTTTAAAGGAGGCTTCTCTTCCTTTAGGTCGTGCCATAATGATGCAGCATTCACGTAAGGAACGTTTTCTGTGTTACAATCAGTAACACCAATCTTTTCTGTACTGAACGTTACCCCGTTCAGCTCATTGTAATCTACCTCATCTTCATTGCTACAGATATTGAGATAAATCTTCTTAGGTAAATTCTTTATTTTCATATCCCTTAAACTTAATTTATGAATATTTACCAATTCCAAATGTCAGCGTATCTTTCATCTGGTGGTGTTTTAATCTTTGGAAATATAGGAGTATTGCTGATAACACGATGGTCGCAACTTCCTGTACTTCCACTAGTAAGTGGCTCTCCGTTACAGACTAATCTATATTTACATTCATCACATTGTATGTAATTCATATCACTTGAATTTAATGATAAAAAACTCAGTATCAAGCCACTTGTCGGGGCATAAGCCTTCCTTAGGTTTGCCGATGGTGATACTCTCAATCTCCTTTTCTACCTTTGGGCTATCGTCATAGTAGCCGTTCTTGAATAGAACGTGAGTGAATGGTACGAACTTCATTGTACCATTATTCAGTTTCTCCTTGATAGTATTGGTGTCTATAAGCATCTCAAATGTCTTACCGATATGAAGCTTATCATACTTATCGAAATCTTTGAATTTCTCATCCTTGATAAGGAGAAGGCGACTCATCCAAAAATCTTTAATTATCCGATACTCTTCATTCTTTTCGCCCGACACTATCATATCGAACCATTCCTTGCTGACTGTGAGGGTAAGAACCTTCTTCTTTGCTTCTGATAAATACTTATCCATTACTTTAGTTAATCTTTCCATAAGCTAACTTATTTTCCCTCTGTTGCTACTACAAAGAAATCGTCACCAATGTCTTTTCTTCTATTCAACTCTTTGCAAAGTACAGATGTATCAGCAAGGTTGATATGCTGGTTTACATACTCCTCCTTATCTGTGAAGGTAAGGAGTGTTTCATCTAGGTTATTTACTTCCTCTATATTCTCCACACTTTCCGAAAGAGATTTGATTTCTCCATGGACAAAATCATACACATTTTTATCGATAACTTTCTGTCTTGTCAGAGTTTCGACTGCTGTTTGAATCTTTAAGATTGATTTTTGCATTTCTTGTTTCATAATCATATTTTGTTTATTTTAGATGAACAACAAAGTTTTTTGGCTTAAACTCGACAAAGCCATTGTCCTTTTTCGTTTGAGTAGTCTCAATACTGAAACCTGCGCAATCCTTAACGAGAACTCTTATTTGAGAACCAACCTTACAGGAAAGCTGAACATAATCAACTTTCTTAAAGTAATGGTCAACAGAATTTCCATACTGAATATGAGGTTTGCCATTACTATCTAATCTAGCCGTTAATTGGTCTAATCTTTCCTCCCTCTTTACACCATCGACTAATGTATGACACCAAAGTGGAGTGCAAGGTAAACATACTAGTCCTACCTTGCCTTCTTTGATTTCATCAAACTCCTTCTCACCTACGGTAATATTCAAAAAAGTCATGTGCTAACCCTCCTTCTTATTTATCTTAGCTATGCGTTCGTTATAGGCTTCATAGTCCTCTTTACTAATCTCAGTAACGCCATGTATGATAGTTGTACCACAAACCATATCATCCTTGAATCGCTCTTCGACGTCAGTGATGAGGTTCATTAGAGGATAGAACTTAATATCCTCCTCTTCCCTTTAACGGAGCTCGTAACTGAGGTATAGGCTAATTTGCCATCCTTACGTAGGAAGGCGGCTACTGCGTAATAATATCTTTCTTTTATCATAAGTCATATCTTTTTAGTTTATTTGCACTGCTTAGTATATCTCTAATTTCGAAATGAGTTTTGCCAGCCCACCTGGTAAGGTGATTCATTAGCTTGCGAGAATATCTTGCAGAAATCTTTTCAGCCTTTACGATACGATGGTCAACTCTGCCATAGCCACCACCTTTGCTAGCATAATACAAAGCCAATCTAGGCTCCCAGTATTGCTTAATCTTAGGCAGTTTTTTCGATACATTCAAACCATCCAATATCATCCTTATATAGCGAGGACTTCCGTAGCAACGCTTCATTATCTTCTTGGCTTGTCTAATCTTCATAGGCTACTTCTTTTTAATACAAGGGCAGCTCTCGGCGTGAATAACACAAACTCCGTGTTTCGTGTCTACTATAAGATAGTCATGCCCTTTCTTGGTGAATATTTTTATATTAAACTCTTCTTTTTCGTGTGGAGTTCCTAAGCTGAAAGAAATCCTAAAACCAATTACCCCTATTATGAAAATCAAAAAGAGCAAACCGTATGACTTGGCTAAGTCTAAAATCTTACTCTTCATACGTTAGTCCTCCTTATCGAATTTATTGCCAACAACATAAGCTTCTAATAAATTAACAAATGGCTCGTAATTGTCAACTTTATCTAAACTCTTGAAGGCAAACGCTCCTTCTTCTTCAATATAAACTACCTCATAGAGATTGTCTATACACAAAAGGTCATAACTGTCATGCACTATATCACCTTCCCAAATCTCCTTTCCCTCACTATCTTTCAACCCTGTGAACTGGCAGACGGTAGAAGGGTCAACCTGATAAGTGGGATTTCTGTTTAACTTGCTTTCTTTCTGACGATTCTCAATGATGTATGTATTACCATTCTCTTCGTAGAAATATCCGCAAACCCATCCTTTTCCGTCAAGACGTTTAGCCTTGAATTTGATACTTTCTATCTTCATATCTATTTGCTTTAACATTATACACTCCATCAATGACCTCCACCTCGTAGCAATCGGGACAATAATGCTTACCATCTATCATTTCCCAATCAGAGTAGTCACCAATATCAACTTCTTTGTTACTGAATAGTGCAGAGCAAGTATCTGTACCACCAAATACTTCTCCGCATCTATTGCAAACAATCTGATACATTGTAATTGGTCTATACATAAGCTATTCTTATTTAAGTTCTACTGGCTCATCGTCATAAGACAAATCTCTTCCGATGAGTTTCTTAATACTTCCCTTTGGAAGATGAAATATAGAGTAACCAATCCAATAGTCTCCAACTCTAAATGGTTCTGATCCTGAGATTAATTCCTCACCGATTTTATCAACTACTACCCATGCCATAACTATATCTTTTTAAGTTTTATTTTTATTGCCTTCAAATTTCTTTCACCTCCATCCCAGAAGCATGAACGTCTAAGATAGAAAGGTTGACCTTTAAGCCAAGGAAACTTTTTGTAGAAAGCCTTCCATTTCGCTCTTCCTGCTTTCAAAGAAGGCACTTCAATACAGCTTCTAGCATAGCAGCTACCAAAGACTAATGTATTATCACAAACGTTTTTATCCATAACTATTCCTCCACTTTATTATCTTACGTTACAATAGGTTCGATATTCAAATCTAATCATATACCCTTCTTTTTACCACCTGCGAATGCTTGTGTCATGTTTATCGCAGATATAACATCTTTGTACCTGACACCACAAACTGTTGCCACATCTTTAATTGCCTCATCCATTTTGAATTGCCTTGCCAAAAACTGATTATTCTTTATCAAGTTGACGATTTCTTCTTCCGAATGAATGCCTTTCCAAAATAGTTCGGTATGTGAGCCTCCTATTTCATCATCTACAGAGAACGGAACACCATAATTAGTATAAACCTCTCCGTGATGCTTGATGAGATGGCGACCAGGATTCTTTCGGATATTATTTATCCAAGTTTCATTATCGCATTCGCGCCATATCTCATACTCTGCCCCTGTCAGCGTTTTGTCAATGCCAATAGGATAATGACCGGAACACCCATTTGTTCCAAAATAAATAATCTCTGCCATATTCTCTTCTTTTTACCCTCTCCCTGTTACCAAGGAGAGTGCTATTAGTTACTCTGTTACTTCAACGAACTTCCCGTTTTTAAGTTGATACCAAGTATCAGCCTTGACATTCACTCCATCAACGTACTCAGTCTTAACGCATACAGGAACATTACGATTCTTCTCATCATTCCATTTCCATTCTGCGAGCGTTATCCATGAGCCAACCTTTGCTTTGGCTTTGGATTTATTTCCTGCGCACATGATAACGGTATCTTCTCCAGTGCTATCAATCTTAGCAGAGTCACCGCTTGAACCAATCTGAGCATAGTCACCGCTTGAACCAATCTGAGCATAGTAACCGCTTGAACCAATCTGAGCATAGTCACCGCTTGAACCAATCTGAGCATAGTAACCGCTTGAACCAATCTTAGCATAGTAACCGCTTGAACCAATCTTAGCAGAGTCACCGCTTGAACCAATCTGAGCATAGTCACCGCTTGAACCAATCTTAGCAGAGTCACCGCTTGAACCAATCTGAGCAGAGTCACCGCTTGAACCAATCTGAGCATAGTAACCGCTTGAACCAATCTTAGCAGAGTCACCGCTTGAACCAATCTGAGCATAGTCACCGCTTGAACCAATCTTAGCATAGTCACCGCTTGAACCAATCTGAGCATAGTCACCGCTTGAACCAATCTGAGCATAGTCACCGCTTGAACCAATCTGTTTCTTTCTGTCTCCGTAGTCGTTCAACACTCCATTCATCTTAACCTTTGATGGTGATGTAATATCTTTCAGCCACTCGACTCCGATATTAATGATGTCAGCCTGCTTCAACTCAGCCTTAATCTTGATACGAGAAGAGCATACCTTTGTTGAATTTTCTTCTTTATCAATCTTACCAGACTGTTCTACCTCTGCATAGCGAGAGTTAAGCATATCGTAGTAGTCCCACACTTCCATTGGAGACTTGCAAGCGTGGAAACCTCGGTTACAACACTTGATTTCTCCGTCCATTTCGTACTCTTTTCCTACTTCGTACTGGAAATTACGGCATTTCATATCCTTGTCGAATCCCTTGTACGAGGTGATTACATTATCACTCATATTACTATCTATTATATCCTTTGCAGGATGGTTAACTAATCTTTTTGATACTATCAATTTCCGTACTCCATAGTACAAACTCTCTATTGGAGCGAGTGCCATCTTTCTTAGCAGGTTGATTCTTACCTCAATCTTGCCAGTATAGCCACTACAACTTGTTTCCGGAACAATACTTTTAATCCAACAAACATCGCATCTGGAACAGCTAACTTTGTCGCCAACCTTGTATGGAAGACTTTCGATGTAATCATTTACGTAAGAACAAATCTCATCGTTAGCATCATTGATAATGCTTAGTTGTTTGTCAACCTTTACTTTTAATTCTTCTTTTGTCATATCTTTTAAAATTATGCCCCGAAGGCGGTTAATAATTGCGTCTTATCTCAACTTTCCACTCCTTAGAAGAGAACTTCTTTTTGAGGTTTTTAATTAAATTCTCTATCTCTTCAAGAGATTCGAAGGCATTAACTAAATCCCCTACTTCATACCAATCATCCCATCTGTCTGGTTGCTCATCTTTCTCCTTTTGAGTGAGTGGTCTAACAAACTCCCCTTTGATGGTTTGATAGTCGTTTGGAATTTCAATTCCACCCAAATATCCACTTACCGAGCTGTTACCACACATATTGCTTACTTTAATATACAATTTTGCGTAATAATGTATTGCTCCACCACAAAGACCACAAAAAGAACTAATTTCGATATTCATGAGTCTTTTTTTGTCTTTAGTATAGCTACCCATAGTTGTATATGTTTTATCAGAAAGATCAAACTGAAATCCTTCTCCAATATTCTGAGGAATAACCCCAGTTATCTTAGATATATCATATCCATTTTCTATTCGTAAATAGCTGTTTGTATTCATACGCTTTGCTTTTTACACTAAGTTCTTTCTAGCCCAAGCTTCAGCCTTTGGCTTAGTCTTAAACTTCTTATCTTTCACTTCATGCCAAACTCCATAAGGAGCGGTCTTATATTCGATGAGAAACAAACCTTTCTCAATCTTGACTATTCTATATTCAAAATACATACGCTTATATTTTTAAATTGCTATCTAATTGCAAGCCAAAAAGAATATGTTGGAGTTCATCTACACATTTTATCATAACAGTATCGTCTTTTCCGTCATTGAAAGATACTCCGATAATTCCCAAGAAATTATTATATCGCAAAGTGAAAGGGTATTCTTGGTGTTTATACCACCTATGCCCAAAACATTCTCCTTCAGAGCGATAACATATCCATCCATTCTTTTTAAGAAACTCTTCCCAAATATGAACGTGCATAATATCATTTTGACAAATTTTGCCCAAGCTTTGCCCATCAATAACTTTCAAGTCGTAAGAATAATCTATATTGAACGGATAGATGCTACAGACAATACAAATAAATCCGTGACTATAAACTATATCACCCACCATATAACGAGGTGGTTTCCTAAATTCTTCCTGTGCCATACGCTTTACTTTTCTAAAGATGAATATATCCATTTACTTCACACAGAACCTTTTCTAGCAGGTTCTTTAGAATATTCAATTCATCATTTGAATATGTAGCTATTGGATAACCATCAAGGGTAATATCACCACAACTACGACTTATCTTTAACGAGTGTTTATTTTCTTTCATTTTTTACCTCGCTTTCTATTAAAAAGTTTCTGACCATACTCCTTTGGTGAAGTTGTATTGACTACAAAATTATCAGGAAACTTTGGTGCTATTTGATAAAGGTAACACCTATCAATATCACGATATATCATTGTTTGCCTCCTTTCTTGATTAAATCAAGTAAGTCTTCCACGAATGCCCAATCAGTAAAAGTATATGCTCTAACTCTAATTTCCCACATTTTTTGATATGTGTAGCAAACAGTTTCATTTAACATAGCGTTCATATTACTATTCGCTTTTGAGAATGCTAGAATCTTTCCGTTATCATTTCTAGGAACTTCGCTAGCAGGACGAAGCAATTCATTCAAATCGTTCAAGAACTCATTGATAGCCCACTTAGCACCTAGTCCAATAGCTTCTTTGATGTCCCCCTCATAGAACATTTCTTCCTTTTCATCATTGTTGAAGACTATCTCTTCGCCATTTAACAGAAATCTATCTTCATAGATTTCTTCCTTGGCAGCTTCTATTTTCTTATCGTCTATCATAACTTACTTCTCCTTTAAACGTTCTATTAATTTATCTGCGATTTTGAAGGCAGAATTAACAACACTGTCATACGTAGAGTTAGGACGTTGTACAAGACCTGCTGCAACATCTTTTGCTATCTCATATCTTCTCTGCTCCCAAATGTTTTCTTCGTTATCATTATTCTGGGTAAAGCTTGAACAAAGTATTACATCCTCCTCATTTTGATTGGGTCTTTTGCTACAAAAAAAATATCTGGAGCAGTAACTACATAATCCTTTCATCCCTCACCTCCTTTCCACTCACCAGTCGTTCCTAGTAGATGTGCTGTCTCTTCGTTGTAAGGAATACATTGATTCCAACCACAACCATTACAACAATAATAAAAATCGCTATCTTTATAGCCAAACAAGCTTACTTGCCATGCTTGGCTTCCAAAGTCTCTGACAAGCACCTTATCAAATGGTTTTAGCTCAACCTTTGGCTTCAAATCAACAATAGCTTTCTTATCACTATCCCATCGTTTGCCTTCCTTTTCGAGAGCTGAGAAGAACTGTTTTTTCTCTTCTTCTGTAGCAAATCTATACTCTTCAGATGATTCCACCTCATCGTCAAACAATAATCCAAACATTTCATTTAGAGAAACATAGAAACAAAGGGTATGCTTATAAATCTTTCGGCATATTGCTACTGATTTTCCATATACCACTATATCCCCATCCTTGAACTCTGGCTGAGCCTTCTCTACTTCAAGGGTCTCACGATTGAGTTTTCCACCCAAACGCTTCTCGATGGTTTTGAGGTAGGTCTGAGCAGCATCTTTACCTGCTTTTTGGAAATCAGAAGTTAGCAATCGTTCGTTTTTACAGAACTGTTCTGTATCATTATTCTCTTTCCAAAGATAATATTTCCCTACGAAAGAGCAATATGTATCATCGGCAAATCTTTCAAAGATAACATGTACATCTCTGTCTTTATTAACCAGCACGTCTCCCTTCTTGAAGAACTTGCGCCAGTCACGCATTTCCTTTGAAGGAAAAATGATACACTCTCCATCAATACAATACTTACCATACTCATCAAGATTAAACTGTACTCCATTTTGGTTTTGGCATTCAATTCCAAAATCTCCAGTGTATTCTTGATAAAAACAATCCCCATAAGTTAAGGAATACAATTTAGTTCCTTGCGATTTACTTTCGAGGATTTCCGCTATATTAATCTTTGCTTCCATAACTAAATCGATTTTTGCATTAAACAATGCTGATAATGGCTCATGCTACAATTAGCGTATTTTGATATTTTTGGCAACTCCCCTTCATAAGGAGTAACTTTCAAACCATCTATAAAATCGGCATTTTCGGTATATACTTCTGTGCCATACTCATTCATATATACTTTCTGTGCTGATATAGAATGGCTTTCTGCTCTCAGCTTACCTAATGAACGCCAAGCCTGCTTGCGATGGATAAACAATCCATGCAAAGGAATAGTCTTTACTTCTACTTTTGTACCCATAACCATTAGCTTGCTTTATATAGATTGAACCACACCTTGTTGCTCTGCTTGTCCTTATAAACATTACCTTCAAGGTCGAAATAAACTCGTTTCTTCTGATTGAACTTCTTCATCATTGGCTGATTATCTTTGTATGTCGTTACATCATACTCAACCAATGAAGAACCACGTTCATTCTTTGTTGGAGGATAACCTGATTCTCGTATGAAACGTACCTCAAACTCTTTATTTCCAATTTCAAAATTTGCTGTAGCCATAACCTTTATTTTATGCTTTATACATCTATTCTCTATCTAATAAACTCCTCGCCATAATACCCACATTCCTCCTCTTATCTTTAATTCATTTAAACGAGCAGCTTTATTAAGCTTAATATATAGCTTATCTTTAAGATGTTGAATAAATTCGACAACAGAATATTCTTTCTTTTCCATACCCTTAACCATTTAAAGATGATAATAACTATTTGATACCCTTGCGCCCAAATCGAAGCAGCCCACAGCATCCGGCTTTAAGAAGCGTTTCTCTAACTTCTCCAAAGCCACTTTATACTTCTGCTCCATGTGCTTGCAATGTAGTCTCTGAGCTAATTTAAGTTGCTCGACAACACCCTTGCGAGCAACTCTATATTGTTTATCGGACATCATAGCCTTATTCGTTCACATAGTTGATTACTTGCTCTTGACCTTGCTCATGCAAGTTATCGAAAGCGTCTTCTATAACTTTAGCTACTTGGTCGCCATTAAGGTTATCCAGTATTTCTCCAGCTACTTCAACCATCTTGTTTATAGGTAAGGAACTGAACTTTTCTACTAAAAAGTTCTTCTGTTCGTTGATGGTCATATCATCGAACAAGTCCGACAAATCTACTTCAACTTTATATTCTGCCATAATTTGAAATTTTAAAAGTAATTAGTTGTACCACACATCATTTGGTATAAGAGCCAATTTCCATCCATACTCTAGTTCATACCTTAATATTTCAAGGTCGTGACTCATTACAGATGAAAGACCTACAAACTTATTTTCGTACTCCATATCCAAACCATTTTGTTACCATACTTGTAATGCAAATAATTATCCTCTGAGCCGAAATAAAGCTCGGTATCGCTCATATTTGCCTCCATCAAGTCATTCTCTACATCTTTATAAGAAGGCACGCAATCCTTAACTCTTTGGCAGAACAAAGGATATTTTGAAGACACGTCTTCTCCGTCTTCATTATAGATATTAATCTTATCTACATTGTAATATGGATAAGAAGAAATATTTCCATATGAATGGATAACCTTTCTACTCTTAACGGACACCACGATTTCAGCAGGTTTGTTAATAGCATCAAACTCGCAAGTAAAATCATCAAGCTGCGCCTCAAAAGCCGCATCATTAAACTTTTCAGATAAGTTTTCAAAAAACTTTTTCATTTTCTTATTACAGTTTTTGTGGTGTGTCTCACCATTTTTAATTAGTAACCTTTATTTCTTAATTACGATGCAAAGATACAAAGAATATTCGAAATATGCAAATTATTTAATGTATTTCCTATAGCTTTTAACACTCTATAATAATATAAACAAATAATTTGCTGACGTTAACAAAGAAATCCCCACCACTACATTATTATATATAGTGATGGGGTAAACACCAAATGGTATTTTGCCTTTGGGCTATTTTTCTTCCTTATCTACGATTTCAACGAAATCTCCAATTCCCAAACGAGCCTTATTGATACATGATGCTATCCAACCTATCAGATAGGCAGATGGTTCTCCACCATGTTTCATTTCAATATTACCCTCGATAGCATCACAAGCGTGACTAGCCTCATGACAAATTACATTCATACGCATAGCCTTACTGCTACTGAATAAAACAAGAACGCACTTTCTTCTTGTTTCTCTTATGTGAAGTCCGTAATAAGTAAATCCATCACCATTTAAAAAATCGTACTTTTCAATATCCGTACCATCATTATTCAAGAATGCTTTCTTTGCATCCTCAAACTGCAACCCAACCCCAACACACAATAAGTGTGGGTAAATGGGCTGGTCGTATTCGTAATATCCTTTCTTCTTCATACCTCATCGTTTTTATGTTTCTCCCACCCTGCTTTTGAAAAGGCATACCAAGTATCACAAATGTCAAGAGCGAGCATGTTGCCTTGGTTAATACAAAAATCGCTATCAAAGCCTTCGATATGAACATACATCAGTGCTATAGTATCATAAGGAACGCTACGACCTTCAAGACAAGGGTTTTTAAAATTCTTAGTCTTGTATAAACTTGTAACAATTGGCACTTGAAGAACGTCTGAAATATTCTTAGTGCTAATCTCTATCGACTTCTTAAACTTCTTCATATTCTCAACTATTTAAATTTCTCAAAGTAGAACACAATTTGTCTATCAAAGTGCTCTTCGATTAAACCATAAGCAAGCGACATCTTTACTTGGAAAGAAGCCTTACCATTAAGCAATCCTTTAGCCTGTCTAGTAATCTCTGAACGAAATTGTTCCAAACTCATATCACGCTTACGAAGATTACAAGACCTGCAAGATGGCATATAGTTCTCCATGGAATCATCGCCATGGAATACGACAAATTTTCCCTCCTTGTCGCTCCACCGAGAGTAACAACCTCGATTTTTCGGAACAAGATGGTCAACCTGCATATCCTTATACTCTATACTCTTGCCGCAATAAGCACAATGCCCATCGTATTTGCGATATATTTTAAGTCTATCTTCTTTTTTCATAATCGTTAATTATGTAACCTACCAATATGCCACTTTGAGCAAACCTTGCATAAGTAAGGATGCCAGCTGGAAGCCTTCAACTTCGAATTCTGATTTAGAAACTCCCAAGCATCATCCTCGCTTTCATAAGCGACCTTCGCCTTCCAAGATTGACCTTTTCTAAACCAATGCTCAGGATCTGGATGCAAATGACAAGGAATACATTTATTTCTTTTCTTCATAACTTCTTCAGAAATTTAAGTTGAAACCCTTCTGCCTTTTTTATTCCTGGGTATAGTTCCTTTAGAACCTCCCATGCTCTTGTCTTGTGCCGATGCCACATAGTAACCGGATGCACACGCTCACCACTTGGTAATACATAGAAATCTGCCTTAATGGTATCAATATGCTCATAGTTTGCAGCTTTATATATAGTTCCCTTATTACCTATGGACGTATCGGCATAAGATATAAGGTACTTGATTTCCTTATGTGTTGCCCTAATATACTTATGCAAGAGAGATAGGCAAATCGTCTCGCTAAACTTTGGCATATCATCAGACAGCCACATTCTGTCAAATTCCCTCACTTGATGGTAATCCAACACTTCGCCCTTTTCAGTCTTGATGTGCGGTCGGATTCCATACCCTATTTGCATTGCACCCCTTATCTTATCCTTATACAATACCAAAAGATTCAAGCAACTATTCTTCGTTACCTTGTGTGAAAAGTGATGAGGAACTATGATTGCATCTGCTTGCGCCTTATCGCACTCCATCAGCTTTATTCCCTTTTCCTTGCATTCGTAACCGATAACAAATCCGCAGAAGCCTAGCACTGGAGACTTGTTCAACTTTCTTCTTCTCATATCAATGATACCTCCAAAAATAACGTTTGAAATTATCTAGCAAATGCTCTATACAAGCTTTGATTTCGCCCTCTCTTATGAATTGGTTGCAAAAATCTATCAATTCATCACGTACCAACCCTCGTTTTAAGGCTTCGTCTCTCATAGCTCTTATAAGAGCATCCGTTGTTTCTTTATTCCCATTTCTTACAACAGGATTGCAACAAAACACCTTGCACATATCCATAGTTTCAAAACAGACTTAACTGCCTACTCATATTCTTTAATTCGTTATTGGCAAAATCTACTTGACGCTGGTCTATTTCAAAGCCTATATACTTTCTTTCAAGGTTTACGCAAGCTCTTGCCGTTGTACCGCTCCCCATGAATGGGTCTAGAACAACATCATCAACATTTGTCGAGTTTCTGATTAGTATCTCCATCAACTTTACTGGTTTTTCAGTCTGATTAATCAAACCATCCTTATCCTTGCGCTTGTTCGTTGGAATAGGAACACTCAGAATATCAGATGTACCACATTCATTTATCGGTCTATCACCACCTTTGCGTAGCATGATGATATACTCTTTCTGTGCCATATAATAGCGGCCACATATTTTTGCGCACTTATCCCATATTAAGCATTTGGTAAAATGGAACTCACTTTTTCCGACCACATCAAGAAAGTGCATTAAATTATAATCATTACACATCAGATAGCAATGCGACCTGTCCTTTAATATCCGGTACAAATCATTGATGTAGTCCGAAATATCAATATCGTTATTCTTGAATATCTTGCCCTTTCTTGTTTGAGATTCCGTCCAATATCCTCCCATACTCCCTGAGCCACCCCTAGACTGAACCGGATAAGCCACATCGGAACATACGAGGTCTATGCTATCGCTATCAATCAGTTTCAAAAGCTTTCGACAATCTCCTTGGTATATATTATTCAGTTCCATCATATCCAAACATATCTTTTTGATTAAACATTTCTTCCTTAATTCTTCTTTGCGCCACCTTGAAATAATCAACATCCAATTCAAAACCGATGAACTTCCTGTTCGTTCTCAAACACGCCAAAGCTGTACTTGCTGAACCAATAAAACCATCAAACACCAAGTCGCCTTCGTCCGATGATTTCAAAATGCATTGCATAAGCAAGGGGATTGGCTTCTCGTTCTGATGTACCAATTTATCTGATGGAACTCTATCAAAGTCCCATACGTCCTCCAAACGCTTGCCATTTATGGTTCGTCTGCCTTTATTCAAATACAAGATTGGCTCGTAACATTGACCATATTGCGCCTCTAAATCTCCAGCCGTATGGTTGTTCTTTCGCCAAATGAGCACATTCTTAATGGTAAACCCTGCGTGCCTCGCTTGTTGCATAAAAAAGTCCAAGGTCTTGGCACTACAGAAGATATAAGCAGCACTATCATCCTTCAAAATTCGGTAGCATTCGCTCATATAATCAATAATCAATTGCTCATTATCGTCATTGAGTATTTCCTTAGAGAAACGATGGTCGTCTGCTCTCCATCCGGTCTTATAGGAGATACAATATGGTGGGTCAGTAACAATTAAATCTACTTTCCCGCTCTCTATTTGTTTCATTCCTTCTATGCAGTCGGAATTGTATATTCTATCAAATTCAAGCATATCAAATCTCTTTTATAGCGTTAACATAAGCTTCATGAGCCTCTTCTTGCGTATCAAAGCAACCTATATATATTTTCTTTTTACCTATCTGATACTGCGCTTGCCATTTTCTTACACTCTTATTCCAAGTCACACCCAAGTATTCGGAAGAGGTTTTCTTTGCTATAGCAGAATAAATCACATTGTATCTTGCGGTGCAATACTCCAAGTTGTCTACATCGTTATTCGTCTTATCGAAATCCTTATGATTCACCATTGGAAACGCTTCTGGATTTTCCAAGAAAGCCTGAGCTACCAAACGATGTATATAAAACATCTTGCGCTTTCCGTTCTTGTAAAGCCATACCTTCAGATAACCTTTTGGTGTCTTGCAAGGTGCGATTTCCTTTAATTGAGACGTTCTCCCAATAGTAAAAACATGTCCCAGCTTGCTAACATAATACCTTTCGTAATTCTTTATAGGCTTTATATCACCAAGAAACCTTGTTATACTTTTATCTTTCATTGTTACCTCCTTTTTCAAAGAAACTTGAATATATGGCTTGCGCCTCCTTTGTATCTAGCAAATCAATATCATTGTAAAACCTTCTGTACACAACGCACAGCCTTTCGTCATTTCCGGTGTCTCTTGCTTTAGCTATTTGCTGACAAGATTCCATGAGAAATGCACTTATCTTCTCGTAACTTCGCTTCTGTGTCTTCTTTAGCATATCCATGCTTACAAAGGTTTTGTAATGGATGATATGCTTTTCTTGCTCGTATTCTGTGAGTATAAGCCCTTCCGGAATAGCAAATACCACCCTTCTTGTCTTGCCATCACTATAGAGCTGAACCGCACCTGTAAACGATGTATATATCTTTTGCAATATCTTGGCAATCGGTAAGTCTTTTTTCAAAAACCTTTCTGCAAATCTCTTCAGAAAATGAACGCTCATAGCAAAACAATCTTCGCTATACCCCTCGTTTCTACTCATAGGAATATACTCGTTGGTTTCCTTCAGATAAATGAACAAACCGGAAGCAAATACATCGCCATGTTTTACACCTACAACGATGAAATAATCGGCATTCGGTGTAGCAAGCTCAAAGGTCTTTGTTATTTGTCTTACGTTCTGCTTTCTCATTTCACGTTTAAGCTCATTAGCTTTTCGCATCTGAAACTCATAGATTCTAGTTTCATCTAAGTTTCGTACTCTACGCATCTCACCCGAAGTCATACTTGTTGTTATCATGCGCATTCCTCCTTTTTAATCTTTGACAACCAACAATCCCAGATTCTCGCAGCTACATTCGCCATCATAACCGGAGGAACGCACATTCCGCAAGCAAACCAAGGTTTCATGCCATTAAAGTCATAATCCATAGGAAATGTTGATGCTAAAATCGTATCATGCGCAGAAATATAGCTTGGATTATCAAAATACAGAAGCCTATCTTCCATTGCTGATATAGTATTGCATACCTTATTCTTTTTAAGAAACATATTATTGAACATAGAAAGACGATTATCCATCCGCTTGACAATATCACCGATAGAATTATCTTTCTCATTTCTATGCACCCAATACTTCATCACTCCTTTAGGAATCTGTCTTCCACTATAGTCAGAAAACTCATCCAAGACAATTTCTTTCTCATTAAAGTCCATATCAATCTTAGGCACTCGCTCGAATAAATCCTTCTGAACCATAAACGGCTCGCAAAGGTCTTTACGTAACCCGATAAAAAACACCCTAGGTCTGTTTTGAGGAACACCCATGTTACGTGCATTAAGAAGCCAATGCTGCAAGATATATCCGGCATCATCCATCTGCTTATAAATTTCTTTTACGTACTCGACAGCTTCACCTTGCAACAAACCTTGGACATTCTCAAAAACCACCACCTTTGGCTTTAGTTCTTTAGCGAGGTCAATTGAATAAAAGGCTAAATCGTCAAGCCTTTGTGCCTTCTGACCTTCTCGGAATACTTTTTCCTTTCCCCAAGCCTTTTCACGATCACCTGCGATACTGAATACAGAACATGGGAAACTAGCATCCAATATATCCAGATTATGCAACTCTTCTTTCATAATATGCCCCCCCATATTGATATTGGCAATCAGCTCACGAATATCACAATTGAAAGAATACTTGACATCGTGATTCTTCAAGTACATCTTCATAACCTTTGGGTCTATCTCGTTACAGGCTACAACATCGTAGCCAGCTAATTTATAACCAAAGGAACTGCCACCTCCGCAACAAAAGCAAGACATTACCTTACCTTTGTCTTTTGTGAAATTAGCATCTTTTTTAGTCCATCTATAAGGGAACTTGTGCTCGTTTTTATACATTTATCTACCATAAAAAAACAATCGTTAATAAAAACCGATGTATAAAAATAACCACAAGTAATATGGTTGTAAAAAAGGGACTCTAACCCTTGAATTTAGATTCTGTTTTCTTCGGCAATGCGTCTTAAATAATCATCCGCTGCGTTATCGTCTATTTTCGACTTAAGAGACATTCCTGTGTTATATCCTATCATTAAGGACACATTCTTGCTCTTTTTCTTGTTCTTTCCATATCGCCAGCTAAAAACCTTTCCTAGCCAAGCTATACCAACAATACCATCTGATACAACTATTGTCGGCAACAAAACATATACTTTATATATCATCGCTATCTAATTGAGAGTTAAAAATATATCTATTCTGATTCAACCAAAGCTCCACGTAGTCAGCTTTGATTTTCAGAAATTCTTCGTATGTGTAGCATTTCTGCTGCTTACCACCTTTGTTCCAATAATAGGCAACTCCTCCCAAAGAAAAGAAGTCTATCAAGTCCATTTCCTTTCGCTCCGGTTCTTCACGCTTTTTCTTTTGCCTATATCTACTTACAGCAAGCAATATGAGACAAACGCAAAGCAACATGGAAACCAGTATCTCGAATATTAACCTTACGTCTTGCATCTTATTTTAAACACAAAAACACGAAACTACCGATTGCAAAGTCAAAGGAATAGTGACTCGGACTGCCTTTCGGTATAGTCCATCGGGTTTCGTGTCTCTAATATCTTATCAATTTCTTAAATCGCCATTTTATCCTTTTTTGTTCTGCGCTTGCAAAGATAAATAATATCTCGCTAACTTGCAAATGTTTTAGTGCTTTTAATACTTTATTTGCATTATTTTAAACTTATCCTTTTTTGAAGTTCATTCCAAACTCTTCTTCCGTTACCTCATACATTACATCACCACATGCTACTCTTTGCTTGTCTTTTGCCATCAGCAATAAGTTTCTATAAGGTATCTCTTTCACGACTTCTTGGTAAGATAAGTGCAGACTATCCATAAAAGATGCAATCTGTCCTAAGAGTGTATCGTTACCTATGGTCGTGGTTTTGCTATCATCCTTGCCGCACTCTTCGCCAAAATTGATAGCGTCTGAAAATCCTTTATAGAGATTAAGGAATAAGCCGTTTGTAAGCCATTGACAACCTCTTCAAGCGTTCCTTTAGATAATTCATCACTAATGGATTCATCGCCTTGTATGAATACGGACAACGCCTTGCAAGCATCATCCAAATTCTTAAGCATGCATAAGACTTCCGCTAAGGTCTTGCCCTCTTCGAAACTATCAAGGTATTTAGCCGCCTTGACCAATTTTATAATTGTAGGTGGTGAAACGTAATAAGCCCTTCCATTCACGATTATCGTTACGGTGTCCTCTCCAAGAATTGCATCCGTAATTAATTTACTTGCCTTACTCATGGTTCTGAATATTAAAAAAGGGGAACGGCATTAACACCATCCCCCTCTATCATTTGTTGCCTATGTCTTATTCTTGTTCTACAACCGCAGAGCCTTCCCATTGGTACTCGCCAGCCACACCATCGATCTCGCTTTCCATAGCAACGGCAGAAATACCCAAAGTGATATTCTTATCCTGCTGGTCACCCTTGGCAACGATAGCCGCATTTGAGAAAACGATGTAGTTCCCTGTCTTGGTCTGAGCAACGATACACTTGTTGATATTAGCCAAATCTTGGCTAGAAGACCAACCTACTGCATCTGCCTCCGTTGTAGTCTCTTCTCCAGTTGCCTTATACATCTTACCACCCTGCAAGTCTACCTTATTCTTCCATGAAAAGACACCAATAGAGAATGTAATTGTCTTAGCACCCTCATCGGTCTTGTCACGATAGTAAACCTGTCCGTTCAGCTCGTTCTTGTACTCGGTAACACTAGGGTCATCCTGAGAATATCCCCATGTTCCCTCATGGCTGTTCTTAACCTCTGTAGCGGTTTTCAACCATGTAGCCAACTTAGCAGGTGTATTTGCCTCGGTAAGAGGAGCACCATACCAAATTCTCTTGATTCCAATAAATGGTTTCATCTTATCTTACGTTTAATGTTTCAAAATCAATAGTAATGTTTGCGTAATGGCAACTCAACCTACTCTCTTGCTCTATGCCGTGGGAGCGGATAGAATAACGATACCATACATCCTCAACTTTTCCGACCTCATTGTCGGACAGGGTTTGAATAGCCTTCTTTAAAAGCTCGTTCAATTGAGGATTAGCCTCGCCCTCTATATCTTTGAGCAATATGTTTACCTCTATAGTACAATCGTTGAAATATGTCTTGTCTGCACTCATGCGCTTAGGAATGATTACTATCATGCCTTCATCAGGAATCTTCTCACCGACCATAGGTCTTTCCCCTTCAAGTCCACCCTTTGTCAGATGTCCTTTCAGTCTTCGTTCCAATCCCATAAGTTCCAAGTCATCATAGATTACATGACCAGCATCTATTTCTGTTATCATCGCATATCTTCGATTTCTTTCTTGATATACTGAATACCCGAATCTATAACATCATACCCCCTAGAGGAAACATCAGACGCATATTCCGCTTTATTGCCAATGGTCAAGGTGTGGTCATGTACATTACTATAGTTAGACCTTCTGAGATTACCTGTGCGGTTTCGGTAGTTTCCGTTAGCCTTATCAAGTTCAACGGCTGTTTTACCTAACCTATCAAGAAATTCATCTACTTCCCTTTCTCCCTGTGCAAAGAAAGCGTCTATCTCATCCTTTATAACATCAGACATAGATACTCATATAACCAAGATAATTGCACTTAGGGGCATTATAGACCTTTCCACCTCCTCGGTAACTTCCATCATCGGAATATACTTTGACTTCATCACCTTCGGAAATCTGGCACTTGTCACAAACAATATGATATTTCGGTGTATATATGCTACCATTATCGGTAGTGAAATGCTCGGTAGAGTTGTCATCGCACCGACAACGCCCCATTTCTTTCCATTCCTCAGAAGAGCTAATGACCTCGTTGTACTTGTTGACAACCTTATTCACGAACTTCTTCTTTAATATATGAGGGGAATATAACATAACCTAGACATTTACCAAATATCAGACTTATCCGTGATAGTGGAAAGCCCTAAAGCTGCCACCACTTCATTATCCGGAGCAACACCATATTTTCGGCAAAGCCACATATAGTATTGTCCTATCCTAGAGTAGTCCCAAGAGACAGAGAATCCATTTTCATTCACATTGCTCATATATGGGGCAAGCATAAGTTCCTCGATTACGGAAATCATCGCCTTGCCTACAACCTGGGAATTATCAGACGTATATTCTTCGTCAAGGTCTATACCTGACGATATATCTTCCAATTGGGCATCGGTAATGTTCCAAGCACGCAACTTCTGCGAAATGTATTCTCTTATCTTCATGTGACATCCTTATTTCTGAGCCTGACTCATAGCCTCAGCGATTTTCTTTGCAGCCTCCTGCTCGCTCTTAGTCTTTTCGTCAAGTTCTTCTTCTACATTCTCCTTTTGGGAATTCTCTTCGGTTGACTCGGCAGCATCCTTTTTTGAGGTTTTCTCCTTTTTAGGCTTGCTCTCCTTCTTCTCCTTCAAAACTTCCTTCTTAGGTGTCTCTTCTGACTTCTTTTCTTCTTCCTTTACAGGATTTTCTTTTCCATCATTCAAGACTTCCTTTTTAGGAGTATCTTTAATTTCCTTATCGTCTTTTAGAGGTGCAGAATGGTTATCATCCTGCACCTCCAACATCTTGCAAAGCTTACGTTCGATAAGGGAGTTCATGCGTTCTTCGTCAAAGTCCAAGATTGCACCAACTTCATAGATGGTGTTAAAATGGAACTTATCACGGAACGGACTAATTACCTCACCTCTCATAAGCCTAACCTACCGCTTGTGTTGAGTCCAAAGAGTAGATGGCATCAACGTTATTCAAGATAGGAACAACCATTGCTTGTGAGCTAGTGAACTCACGGAGTGGGTCGTTAGTAGAATAACGGCTAGCCAAGATATACTCATCGGCTGACTGATAAGTAACACCTGCAACTGGTCTTGTAGCTTCGGCTACGTTAGTCCAGAACAAATCACCAAGGTTATCATAGCATGTAAAGGTCATGTGACCCTTAGCCCAAGGGTTGTGTGTTCCCTTCTTGCCGTTAATCTCGGTCTTGATCGTACGGGCTACACGTACCAAGTTGGTCTGCCACTTATTTCTAAAGATAGACGCAATCTGCTCAAAGCTCAAAATAGGAATGTTGCTGTTATCCCCACTAAGTGCAATGCCTTGATTGAAGGCAAACTGAGCACGAACCTGCTTGTTCTTGCCAAGCAACTTGATTGTGTAATCATCAAGATAACAAGTAGTGATGGTGTTTTGGTCGTCCATCGCCTTGTCGTAAACCAATTGGATGTCATCAAGTGGGGTTGCATCCTCTGCGTCCCAAGCCTTAGCACCGTGACCGAACTTGTTCTTCTCGGCAAAACCTACATCAACTCGGACACCAGTACCACCGGAACGAGTCGCCAAAGCTACACCTGTTGACAGCTCACTGAGGAACATATCTTCAATACGCTCGTAAACCGCCTGAATACAACGAGGAAGGTCTGCAAACAAGTTACGCAAAATCTGTGGCTGAGGCAAACGTTGCGCAATCATGTTATCCAAATCCTTAAGCTGCTTCTCTGACATGTAAAGCTTCATACCAACCTTTGGGATTTGACCCTCAGCGGTTGAAACCTTATCACGGCTCTTCAATGGAAGTTCTGCATCCATTGATACAACATCAGCAGCAACTCGTGTGTATTCCGCAGTAATTGATGCCCAGCGTCCGTCCTGACTATATGTGTTAGTCAAGTGGTCTCGGTACATATAGGTCAATGCAGTCTGATTCTTGCCGTTCAACTTCTCTACTACACTTGCAACAAGTTGTGGGAAGTATTTATTGACCAACTGAAAATAAAGTGATTTTTCCATCTGTTATCCTCCTTCTTTTAGTCTTTGTCCATGGTTGCATCAGACTCATCGAACTTGTTTGCATCCTCATCGCTAACCAAAGCAATCTTTGGCATAGCTGTAAGGAACGCATCCGGAAAGTCTGCACCATTTGCAGCCTTAGCTGCTACCTTGTTAACTTGTCCAGCAGTCATAATTGCCGCTGGCTCACCGTTCAGAATGGAACGATAGAGAACACCCGCATACTTGTAATGCTCCAATGGGTCACTGGCAGTACCCAAAGCCTTATAATTGTCTGTTTCAATAGGCAATGGCTTGTAAGTTCCCTTACCATCTGTCACGATAACACGACCTGCGTAAAGAACTTCATCTTTTACGCCTGTCCAATCCAAAGCACGACCGCCCTTGATGTCGCCTTCCCATTTCTGGATAATGACGGAATCCTCACCAAAGACAATTTGCTTTTTTGTAGTCTTCAATTCCTGATTCATGTTTTTCAATTTTTAAAGTGACTGAACTAATGATGCGGCTACATTGTCAACGTCCTCCTTTGTTGGCTCGCCCTCGCTAGCACGATAGCTGCCCCCGAATTGTGGTTGTTGCAACGCCTTGTAGTTGTTCGCTACCTTGGAGAGGTATGTTTCGATAGCTTCATCTGTAGCATCATCGCTCAAGGTGAAACCCTCGTTGATACGACTTTCGGGAATGCCCAACTCCTTAGCCTTTGATAAAATCTTCGCATCGTGGTCTGCCTTTGCCTTTGCCTTCGCAGCAGCCTCTTCCTTAGCCTTAGCCTCCTCAGCTTGCTTTTGGATAGTTTCTTGCAATTCCTTAATGGTCTTGCTTTGCGCCTCCATCTGTTCGTTGTAAGTCTTGGCTTGGTCTGTGTTCTTCTGAGTCAAGGTCTCAACGAGTTTCTTGAACTCTTCACGTTCCTTGGTTCTTGCTTCATCTGAAGCTTTCTTCTCTGCTGCTTGCTCTTCAAAGTATTTTTTGAGATAATCCGGCATTTCGTTTTTCTTTGCCAATTCCTCCAAGCGTTTCTTTTCGGCTTCTTCAGCGGCTTTCTTGGCTTCTTCGTCAGCTTTCTTCTTGGCTTCTTCTTCAGCAGCCTTGCGTTCAGCATCTTCTTTAGCCTTCTGTGCCTCCTCGAACTTTTTCTTGGCATCGGTAACTCTGCGGTCATTGTCCTTTTGCAAGGACTCCAAAAAACTCTTTTGACTAGCAACCACTGTCTCGATGTTGTCATCAGTAACAAGCCCCATCTTATCAAGCATTTCGGCATGTGCCTGAAGAACTTCATCACCTAACCCAAGAGACTTATACTCTTGTTTTAGTAACTGGAAAATTTTCTCTTTCATTCTTTCGATATATTTGTTAAAACTAGTGCAAAGATAATACGAAAAGAATAATTAACACACTAATCCATTTGCAAGTATCTCACTTTTGCTTAAAAGTGAGTAATAACTGCATTTTTAAGCGATTTAAGGCTATTTTATCACATAAACGAATAATTTTATAGCAACACAAAACAAAACACCTTATATAACAAAAAAAAACGCCAAATATCCTCACGGACATCTGACGCTTGTCGAATAAAAAGAACCTAAACATTAATCTTCTAAAAGTTTATTACATTTCTCATATAACCCAAATGATTCAAATTAGAATAGAACCGTCCATCACGCTCTATGAATTTACCGGACTTCACAATCTCACCATTATGCAACATTGCAAACTTAGAACCATGAGCTGTCCATTTGTTCATTTCTTTCATATGTTCATCAGAACCCCAACCATATTTCTTGATAGTAGGATAAATGAAACGTTCAAAGCAAATTTGACTATCTGTTTTATCATGCTCGGAGCAAATCGGGAGCACTCCATTATGTGCGAACCAATAACCTGCCTTGTAGAATGGATGGCAGTTCTTGACACAGACAGAGCCATGAGTAGCAAATCTGAAATGTATGATTACATTCTCATTTATATCTCGCTTCATCAATCTACGGATAAATGTAGAGAAATGCAAACTCTTGTAATGGTCAGACTCGCTCACAAAACCGCAACCATCTGGATTTCTCATATACGCAGCCTTTAGCTCATCTACAGATGGCAAAGCAACACCTTTCGGACATACAATAATAACACACATATCTTTACCCTTTCTTTTTCTTAATAATACTTTGATTTCTTTGTGTCCTAGGGCTTTTACCCTAGGACTACATTAATTAATCGTTATTGGTTGCAAATGCATCCTTACGACTCTGGAAGAAAGCCTTCTCTTCTTTATTCAAGAAAGGTATATCTTCGATATTCATAACCTCACTAGTGAAGACATTGTTGCGAGACCAACCGACAAGCTTTGCGCAGAACTTCACCCACATTTCTATCTTCTTGAAATTGGTAGAACCTTGATGTTGGCGAAACTCGATTGTCCTGTGACGTGTATAGCTCTCTGCATTGACCTTATAATATCTATCTCCATGAAAGACATCGAATCTAATATCTTGATTGCTGTGACAATTAGTGAAATCCTTGTCAAGCAAGCTGGCTGCCCAACGGCAATTACCTCTTCTTGAAGGAGCCATGAAACTATCAATCAATCTTTCAAGTTTCTGATAATTCTTGAAGACGTTAACATACTGCTCACCTGTCAACTTTGCTGCACCAATATGAACGTGAAGACCACAAGTAGAATTTACTCTTGCACCTACGGCATCCAAAGACTTGATAGCCTTCTTTAAGGTTGCCATACCATTTGTATTGCCATTCAATACCGGACTTACAACCTCGTTAGGGTCTATATCACCACCAACTGAAGAATCACTAACAATCTTGAAATAACTCTTGTTGTCGGTGTGGTTATAGCCCTCAGAATGAATATCAACACCATTCTGACGACCTGCCTCTATCAAGGCATTGCGCTCGGCATGAACACATTCTATCTCAACACCGAATGTATAAACGAATCTCGTTGAAGTTGAACCGCTTGGCACACAAACCTTCAACATATCGGAGATTTCTTTCTCACGAAGACCGCAAGCCTTCAATGCAACAATCTTTTCGTTGCGAGGCATCTTTGACTTCTTGATTTCGTCAATAGTCTCGATTAATGACTTCTTTGAACTTGCGAATGAAAAACCAGTCTGCTTAGACATAATCAATTGTGCTAGTTGTTTCGGGTCTTACCCCTTGGTGTCGCTCTCACCTTATTGAGTGAAACTTGTCACTCGGCAAATCAACCAACTTATCTTGATTGACGATGCAAAGATACGAATAAGTTTTGAAACATGCAAGTTTTTTAATGTTTTTCTTTCGTATTTTAACCTTTCGTAACTGCTATGTGAGTCTTGTTAACATTTCAGCTTTTATTTTACCTTATTATATATGTAAAAGGCTTCGATGTTCACACACCAAAGCCTAAAAAACTTTACTAACTAATTACCAATTTTTATCGACTATCTTTTTAAATCATCACCAATATCTTCTTCTACTCCCAAATCCGGTAGTCTGTCATACGCTTTTTGGTCATCACCTCCTTCAGACTTAACACCTAGTAGGTAACCATTCCGAAAAGCATAATATACCAGCTTTTCCATATCTTTAGCCGTTGCGTTATCTGTCAAATGCAGCGTGGCGTACAATCCCATCAAGAACTTCCGTACATCTTTTGGATATACCTTGTTGTTCTTTTCTAAAGCGACTGCCATTCTTAACGGACTTTTCATATTCTTCAATTTTTCGTTAAACCATCAAATGAAGCACAATAGAGAGCCATTCCGCTTGTTCCCCTAGTTCATAGACTTATTCACAACTTTATTCGTCTCATCTGCATCCTACGTTTGCCCATTGACAGATGTCCGAGATTCCAACAAAACAAACATCACGGCTCTCTTCTTGTGTATCATTGTGCCAACGGAAGGATTCGAACCTTCGACCCTAGGATTAAAAATCCTATGCTCTGCCACTGAGCTACGAAAGCGTAAAGGAATGATTGGATTCGCACCAACGCCCCCTTAGTTACCAAGCCAAGTGCTCTACTACTGAGCTACATTCCTCGTATTATGACAAAAGTTCTCGTGGTGCAATGGAGATTCGAACTCACCGAACCCACAATGGGAATAGATTTACAGTCTATCTTCTTTAACCGCTTGAATATCGCACCTTTTGTGGAACATATACCAATTCCACCTTGTTGCCCCAAGCGGATTCGAACCACTAATGACAGAACCAAAACCTGTAGTGTTGCCATTACACCATAGGGCAATTTTGTATGTACTGCATAAAGGATTCGAACCTTTGAATACCAGCGTGAAAAGCTGGCGACTTAACCACTTGTCTAATGCAGCAACTAGGGTCTCTCACCCTAATAAGAGTTGCTTGTTATAGTCTAGCTGGGCTGGGTAATGTGTAAACCATGCCGTAAACTCCTAAGTCTTGACTTATGGTAGAAGCGACCTCTCAGAAGGCCATCTGTTTCAAACACGATGCAAAGATAAGCATTTTTTCTTATACTTGCAAGTGTTTTAGTGTTTATTTATATTCTTTTGATGAATTTTACATCACTTACCCTTGTGGAGAATGCCACAAAGGGCTTCTACAAGTTTCTTTGCGTCATCACCTTTGATTTCGATAACATTTGAAATTCCATCAGGAGCATCCTCGCCTTTCTGTTCCTTATCCAAACGTTTACGGAGAGCCAAATCTGGATTCTCAACCAAGATAGAGTCTAAAGCATAATTGCAAATGCGGCTTGCAAGTTCCTCGTTACCATTCGCATCACGCACAAACTCATTCTTGCCTTCAAGAATATCCATAATCTCGTTGTACTCTTCAGCATTCTCACAATTACGTGAAAGCATACCAATTACCTTGTAGCGGTCAATCTCAAAGCTGACCTTTAATTTGTCTTTATTCATTCTTTCTATCTTTTAAATAATTAAACATTATACCAAAAACCCCTTTCATAATAAAGTCCTCCCTTTACCTCATACCGGATAGCATCTGACTCTTTGCAAAGCTGACGGATTCGTATATACAAACGTTTGTCCAACTCTTCCTCAAACAAAAGAGACAATTCCTTCCAATTGTCAACAACAGGAGCAAACCAAGGATATTGCTTCTTTACAACTTGTAGCTCATCCAAGGTTACGTGTCCGTATTCTACCATATCATAGCATCTACGGAAGTCACGATTGTCTTTAGGAATATCCAAATCTTTCTTTCGTTTTACCCCCATCAATGCACTCCACATAGTCATTGAAGAGACACCTGTATCACAAGTGGCTATCCACTCTATCATTCTTTGCTTGTTCATCTTCTTTTATATTAATCACGCAAAGTCGCTTTATTAACTCTTCACATGCTTCTTTAGTTAAGATACATTTCCTGGAATCTTTAATATCAGTAACCTTTTCACGAATAGCAGCATTCCTGTCGTACACTTCTTGTAGTTTTTTCTGAAACTCAATTACGTCTTCGTTGGTAAGTTTACCTTTCTTCTCAACAATCTTGTTTGTTATATTCTTATAAACACATTCGAGTTCAGTACATAAACGAGCTTCTAACTTCATCATTATTGCGTGTACAAAAGTATCATAAAGTCTTTCCATCTTGTATTTCCTCCAAAAGTCTTTTGATTACCTCGTTATCTTTATTCTCAATGCGAGCCTTTAAGATACTCTTGAAAGCGGCATCCATTGCCTCGTATCTACTGGAATATTCCTTACCATCCGTATGACACAAGCCTTCCTCTACACACCATGATGTAGTTTGCCAACAGAACTTACCTTTCGAAATGTTTGCAACACAAATGCAGTAACCGAAATGCTCTAAAAGCCAATCTAACACCATATCATAGCTTGGAGCGGATATTGCCGGATGCTTACTATTCAACTTTAAGGCAGCAGAAAACTCAATATTGGATTTCTCCCACTCGGAATTTGAATAAGCGATATAACTGCCGTAATGCTCATTATATTTTCTACCCTTACGAATGCCACCCTTTGCTGTCCAAGGACTAGCATAAGCCCAAAATTCGGCTATCTTCTCATCGTAGCCAACCTCCTTCAGAAGCTTGGCTATCTCAAAAGGAACTACCTTTGGTTTTATCGTCTGCTTATTTGCCATTTTCCACCCTTTTTAAACTGAACCCGAATCAGACTTATCTAATTCATCAATTGCCTGTCTAAGCAAAGGAAGAACCTTATTCAAGTCTTCGAAATCCGGTACGACTTCATTCACTCGCAAGATTGCTAGACCTAGCAAACTCTTAATCTTTCTTCTGTCCATTGATCTCGGCTTGTTTCTCTAAGTCTTTTAAATCTACCTTCTCAAATCGAGGAACTAGCTTACCATCTACCTCAACATTACCAAAGAACATTTCCTTTGGTCGCACCCAAACTTCATGCTGTCCGCACACTGCTTGATACGCAACCTTTACCTCAGAAGTCTCGCTATCAGTAACCTCACCAAGGTACTCATAGAAATTGCCCTTATAGTGTCGGTAAATCGGCTTACTGAATCCACCATGCAGCCAATCGGCTTTGCCGTTGATTTTCACGTACTCCCTTACCGCATCGCACTTACAGGACTTATTCAGCTCTTCTACCCAATCAAAGAAAGCTTGTTTGTCCTTGATCTCTTCACTTGATACCATGAAGAGGTAAGTGCAAAGAAGCATCTTACCTGCATCAGTATCATATTTCTTGTTCACCTCTTCAGCTAATTGCATCATAGGTGTATCTAAGCGATAATTCCAACTCATAATCTATCCTTTCTTACTTTTTAAATTTGCCAAATCCTCTTTCAAACGTAGATGGAAATTATCTTCTCCATCATCACCGGAAAGAAGCCAATCAATTCTTTGGGCATAAACCTGAGCTTTCTTCAGAAGTTCAATACCCTTTTTGAATTCCTTGATAGTCTCTTTAGATAAGCCATATCTGTTAGGCATCGTATGATGATGTTTTCTAACATACTTGTCTTCATCCTCTTCTAACCATCGGTCTTCGAGAAAGCATCTTTCGTCTTCCTCATCCAATGGATGACCATCAACATAATCTTCTATCTTTGTATATATGTCAGCAATCCGATACTGAGCATAATCAAAACGTCCACCACTCATTGACTTTTAACTTCAAACTTGAACTTACTTCAACGCAGTCAACCTCGCTTCTAGCTGTTGGATGATGTTATCTATAGTCTTTCCCCTATAATCAATAGCAATATCTTCCAGCACCTCAATCTGAGCCGCAATTTTTAATCTTTCTCTTACTACTGTCATAATCAAACTTGTTTATTATGATGCCGTGCTTGCAAAGTTGTAATGCACGATATAAACATAACCGCCATACATCTTTCCGATTGTTACTTCAACGAAATCAAAGATAATGTCGCCATCCATCTTGTAAGAAATCAAAGGCTCAGTTGGGAATGCATGGTGTTCTGTGTTGAAACGATACACTTCTTGTGATAGTAACTGCTTGAATACATCCACCTCACCATCCTTTGAAAAAACACCTTTAAACTCATCTTCATTGTCAATTGCAACAACTACTCCAAGTTCACTTCTGACACATACACCTTCATTTCTACCACTTTGTTCATTATACAAGACAGGTAATGTGTAAACACCTCTTGATTCTTCCATATGCTTATTCTTAGTTTTGTATTTTGTTTTCATCCTTCAAGTTGCTTGCATTGAGCTAAGTCTATCGCATACGCCGCCCAACGCTTCGGAACAAAAGACTTCGTAGGTATGAACCTATCCACACGCTCAATACATACATTTTGCGTCTGGTAAATCAATACGTCAGAGCCTTTTTCCAGCAACTCTACTAGAATTGTATGGTCTAGCATCGGGAACTTATCAATATCATGCCAGACTTCACCGCCTTCAATGAAGGAAGGTTTAATATGATTAATCTTTTTTGCCATCACTTACCACATATAAAAGGGTTTGACTTATATTCGTTAGTTATGGTCTCGCAACTACCAAAGCACCACAAATCCTTGGATTGCTCCTTGTGTAACCTTGATGACTTTATATAATAGCCATTGTTGACATCGTAATGCTTACGTACCATGATATTGTCGTTTACCACTCCGACCTCATCATCCGTAATTACATAGAACATTCGACCATCACTAAATGCATTTAAGCCTTTGTACACTCCATTAGAGACAACCATCTTTTCATAGCCATTCGTCTCCCAGTTGGCATAATCCCAGATGGTTTCCAAATCATCATCATTCAGAAGATTATTATCAATAATAACCTTGCCGATAACCTTGAATTTGCCATCTTGCATCATTGCCTCAACTACAAATTCATCGGCAGCTTTGAAATCGCTAATCTCTATGGGTCTCATAATACTTGTGTTTAATGTTCTCGTAAACCACCCTCTTTGCAGCCTTTGCTCTTCTGTTATTATCAGAAAAAACATCATCATACAAAGACATGTCTTCACTCTCAAAAGCCACATGCTCCCCTTTGTAGCAAGCAGCAAAGCGGCATCCTTTTTCGGACTTAGCCGCAGTAAACTTTATCTTACCAAACTTAATCTGCATAAGCCCTATCCTAGAAAAAATATTAATGATACTATTTCAAGAGCAAACAAAAATGCTAATGCATTCTCAATTGTGAATACCTTTTTCATTGTTTCAATACAGTTTTACGTGTGTCTCACGCTCTAAATTTATATTGTAAGGGGATTTTATATCCCCTTTGTTATTCTTACTTTAAAACTCGATAAGTTTCGTAGAAATCGTGAAAACTCTTCAAGTAGCCTTTCTCTGTCAAAGAGTTTAAGATTTCTTTCAACTCATCCTTGGTATTATCCAAATCGAAATCATACAACTCAGCAAATGTAAAGTACTTGTTACCCCCAATTACATCAGCCATCACTTCGATATTGCCATAAACCATTGTTTCTTTCTTACTCAATCTAGTATTCATAACGAATCACAGTTTTTAAGGTGTGTCTCACCATTTTTAATTAGTAACCTTTATTTCTTAATTACGATGCAAAGATACAAATAATATTTGAAACATGCAAATTATTTAATGTATTTCTTTTATCTTTTAACGCTTATTATATCTAGATGTATGAAATTAACTTTCTGTAGCAGAAAAAGCCAAAGAATCCACCATTTCGTTATACATATTACCTCTATGAGCCTTTACCCAATGGTATCTAATCGTCTTGTCTTTCGCTACCTTATTATATATAGGCTGCAAATCTCCTAACTTGCATGCTTGTATTCTCTCTATAGCTACTTGGCAATCCACATATACATCAACGGAACATGAAAGAGGGCAATCACCCAATGCATGAATAACCGCCCTTATTTCAGCTCTCACCGAATCGTTCACTTTAGCTGTGATAAAAGTATATTTCCCACTTTTGATAATAACTTCCTTATGAAGAACAAGCCAGCCACAACCACACTTTTCTTTCTTACTAGAACCATCGGCATACACCTCGTAGCGCACACCTTTTTCCTCATCAGCAATCATCTGAGCAACAACCTCCAAAGAGTCATTGCTCATCACCTTGGCTATTTGCTTGGCTTTCTTCTTCATAAACGATTAAATCAAACCTCGTTCCTTGAACTCATTCATCAATGGTGTTGCTAATACCTCAATATCTGGATGAGGTTTTCCGGTAGTTCCAAGACTTCTCAGCTCGAAGAAATGCTTCCAATCGCTAACAAATGCGGTATGAATCAACTCCGTGTTGGTATCAAGAGGAAGTATCGTTCTCGCATCCTGTGGCTTAAGACCATCATCCTTAACCAAAGACAAATACATCATTTCGCATACTCTATTAGCAAACCACCATTTTTCTACCGGACTCCAATGCTCATAACTACCGATGTTCTTTGATAGGTCAACAAATGTTCCACCATCAAAAGACGATGGATTAACCGCATCATCTTCGCTAACCCACTTTGGCTTGTTGATAGCAATCTCGCCTCCGAACTTATCCTTACTATAGTTGCAATATCTAGTGCTTTGTTCCGCTACGGAATTTACACGATGTCTGTTAGCCTCTCTACTTACCGCAATCTGAGTAGTAAAGCGGACGGTTATTCGTTTCTCATGCCATTCCGTAGGCTCGCAGATATAGCCCAAGTCGTTAAACCATTCATTCTCAACTATCACTCTGTAGTTGGTTGTGATATAGTAGTCGCTGCCAATCTGCATCACCTTTGAATATTTGTTCTCACGATAGTGCTTGACCAACAAAGACTCCGGTACAAAAAATCCTTCTTCATAGGCTACATGGAGATAAATCGTTCCATGCTCACACATGGCAAGATGATTGCTGCTTACCATACGCTCAACGAAAGGCTTTGCGCTGTCTTTATCAATCTTCATACTTGACGCATAGCAAGTGCGACCGCACAACTCTATCTGCTTATAAACTCCATCCATGCCCTCACCTTGGGATAGGATTTCATATCTCGGTTCTAATATCTTCATGTCCTTATAAGTTTTAAAATTCGACCACAAAGATAGCTATTATATTCCACTCTACCAAAAATTAGCACTCAGTTTAACAACACTTATCTATATTGTGAAAAACAAAAACTTTCTCCATAAAAAAAGAGGAGAGTGCATCACGCATTCCCCTCTTACTTTAACATGGCACAAATTAAGTTTACAATCTACTCATCTTATCTTTCAATTCGTGTATATCATTGAATGCTTGCAACATAGGCTTATGCCATCGCTCTTGTCTCTCATCAATCGACTGCAAGTACATCAAGCTTTGTGCAAGGATAGTCCGACCCTCATCAACAGCTAACCAAATGTTACCTACATTACCCATAATAGTATTCACGCTAGCTGTTAGTAAGCTACCCTCTGCGCCACCATCACGAGCCGCAATAGCATCCAACTTGGTATTTATGAGCTTTGTTTCCTCATACGTTCCCTCCGTGGCAATTTGTACCGCAGTGAAACGACCATTCAACTCATTACCTGTATCTTGGCTCATTGATTCAAAAGAACCGGAAGAAGCGGACTGCTCGTAAGATTGCTTGTAACCCGTAATATCAGCAATGTTATCACGAATAGCCAAACCCTCTTGAATTATCTTATCATACTCTTCTTTAAGATTATCCAATTCGGTTGGTGTGAGCTGCCTTCCTCCATTCTCCTTCATCTTGTTTGCCCAGCTTTCATAAAGAGGCTTAAGCTTTTTATTCATAAGGTCTCCCAAAGCGAAGTTAAGCATCGACTGGTTGAGCATTGTAGTGAAGTCATTAGAGAAATCCTTTGCAGACTTGCTCATATCCATAAGATTGTTTATGAAGTCACTCTTCATCGAATCAAAGGTTGTTTGAGTCAAATTCTCATTGATTTGCTCCGTCAACTCCTCTAGTTTTCCAGCCAGTTCTGTATATTGCTCCCAATATTCCGTCTTATCATACTTGCCTTGGTCGGTCATATTCTTCCATACATCCGCATTATGTGTACGAATATCAGCCATCTGCTCTGGAGTGAGCTTGTATATATCCTCCAAGGAATTGACCTTGTTTATCGAAGAATTAGTATAACCACCCCTTATCTTACTTTGCTCAGCCAAAGTCTTATTGATTGCCGCATAATCTTGTGCAGAAAGATTCCAATAATAAGCATTTGAATGGTGTGCCCCATGATACCCCATCTGTGTTTTGAGAATATCCATCGTTTGGGTGTTAACCTGTTTTTGAGCATCGTAAGCAGCATTATAGTTGCTGACGGCTGTATAACCGGAAGATTTGTCAATAGACTCTTTTAACTTATCAATGGAATACATCAATCTGTCATTGCTCTCGGTCAGCTCTTCAGTTTTCTTCGCAACTTCTGCACCATTACCTCCGCCTATACCGAACATCTTGCCCAACGAGCCAATGGTTTTTATTCCATTCATAGCCGCACCTATGTAGTTTCCGCTTGCAAAATCAGAAAAGGCTTGTGTTCCACTGTTCAATGCATCCATTCCGTTATTCACGGCTTTACCAAAGCCTGTGTTTCCGAGACCTAACGCATCGACTAACCCAGGAAGGTCTTTCAGCTTCTCTTGGATTTTCCTCAAGCCCTCAGCCCATTCCTCTATAGTATCATGCAAGCTCTTCTTTGCAGCATCCTGCTTTACCTTGGCTTCTTCCTGTGCCTTTCCGACTTCCTTTGTAGCCTTTCCGACCTTAACCTCTGAAACCGCCAAATCATCAAAAAGCTTACGTAACTTCTCCGTTTGGCTTACACTGAGATTCTTGGTAGAACCCATAAGTTTGTCCTTATTGGCAGAAGTGATATTACTGGTATCTATGTTAACCCCACTTTCAGCAAACACTCCTTGGATTTTTCTCCTTTGGCTCATATTATCAGCCTTGGCATCAAACTCCCCCTTTCTAGCTTGTGCCAATCGGTCTTGCGCATCCTTCGCCTCATCAATAAGCCTACGGTGTTCACGGACTGCATCATTAACCAATCCCCATCTATCCTTCTGCTCGGAAATCGCATCATCAATCTTGTAGATTTGGTCAGATACGGTTTTCATGTCATCAATTTCCAACGTACCCGAACCAAGCAACTCCTTCATTTTCTTACGAAGGTCTTCAAGATAAGGAATGCTCAATCGGTTCATATCCTGAAAGACAACATCCCAATTGATAGAATCCTTGAAATCCGAAAAATTCAACTTCTTCAACTGGTCGTTCATCTCCATTTCAGCGTTCGCTGCACCAAAAGTATCTCCCTTTTCTCTTGCAAGGTCTATCTTGTCGGCATATTCTTTCAAGATAGCATAACGCTGCTGTTCCAAACTACCATACTGCTTCATGAAATCCAACATGTCCTTTATCTCTGCTTGCTGGATTTCCTTCAGCTTTAATTGTCTCTGTTTCTCAATCAAGGCAATTTGGTCTTCAGAGTTCTGTCCAATGGTCTTCCCAAGATGATTACCCTTGTCGTCAACCATTTGTGTGCCCAATACCTCTTTGCGGTATTCCGCATCGGACTTACCCTGTTTCCACATGTTGGCTTTACGACCCTTGCCCGAATTTACCCAAACGATCTGGTCTTTCTTTTTCTTAGCCTCAACGAGTTTGTCAATCGAATCCTCTATAGCCTTTTTCTCCTTGTCTGAAGACATATTAATTTGAGCAATCTCCTTTTCGGTCTCATTTTTAATCAATTCCGTTCTTCGCTTTGACAACTCATCGCTGGCTTTCTCCGAATAGGATGAAATAGACTTGGAGTAGTCCTCCTCTGCCTTGCGCTTGTTGCCAGCCTTTGTCTCGGCATCATTCCTAGCCCTTTCTGCATCCCTAGCCGCTTTCTCTCTTGCCTTCTTCTCCTTATCTATCTCCTTTTGACTTTTCTTCGGCTTACTTTCGATGTTGTTACCTCTTGCTTGAAGCATAGCTATAGTATTTAAGGCTTGCTCTTGTGTTTCTACATGACCACCAATCTTTAGAACAGCCCCCTTCTTTGGATTAGAATCAAGCCAATGTTGTCTCGCATCAATACTAGCCTTTAATTGGGCTTGTGACATATTCTTTATCCAAGTCGGAAGTTGACTATCGTCATAATTAACCTTAATGTCAAGATGCAATTTTCTACTGCACAACTTTATTGTTTCTTGGATTTCGCTATTCATATCCTTGAAACTCATCTTAGCATGTCGGTTTTTTAAAGCTTGTTCCTCTTGCGCATAAGTCAACTTAGATGTGGCTTTTCTAGCACGTTCTGCGGCATTGATGCTATTATTTATAGAATCAACAGTACCATCCAACTCAACTTTGTTGCTAACAAGCCCATCAGTAAAGTCGTTTATATCAGGAATCATCTGAGCCACCTCAGAACGGCTATGGTGCATATTTTCGAGATAAGTTCCTATTTTTACATTCAACTCCCCTTGTAATTGGGAATATTGAGCATTCAATGCGTTGTACACCTTTAAATCTCCACCGCAAGCATTCATCTCCTTTCGCAGTTCAGCTAACTTGTCTATGTCATCCTGACTTACGAGACTTCGAATAGTACCCATTTCTACATCAGACAACTTATCATCTATAGAATCTTTAAATGAGCTGAAAGATGAATCATTTGAAGAATTATAATTATCATAAGCCTCTTGTAATTGATTTGCACGCTCCATTTCAAGAGAACGCTTTTCAATTATACCGATAAGTTCTTCTTCATGCTCCTTTAACTCATTAGCTTGCTCACTCATGCTTTGAGACTTCATTTTAGTCTCATCCAATTTTACCCCATATTCTTCATAAGCAGACTTCAATTCATTTATTGTGTCCTTATGGTCTTCTGCCTCGCCATTTTCCAAAACCGCAAACAAGGAACGAACCTTATTACTAGCCTCAGCAGCCTTATTACCCATGTTTTGAGTCTTCTTAGCAACCTCTTCCTCGTCACTTCCGAACATCGCAAAAACGGACATTGCGGTTGTTACCAGAGTAATGATGGTAGTTAAAGGATTTGCAAGCATTGCAGCCCATAGCTCCCTCATACTAACGGTAACGGCATTAGTAGCCCATGTTAATACATTTTGAGCTAATGCTAACCCTTTTGTGCCAACAGATAATATAGAGGTAACAAGGGAATTCCGTTCCTTTGCTCCTGTATTTACGTTCTCGGACGTAGTATTTACATTAGTAGCCGCTGTATTAGCTATCTTTGAAGTCGAGTTTGCCGTATTAACAATAGTTTCCGAAGAAGTGGCATTTGCATTAGCACTTTTTGCGGTTGCATTGCTAGCTTCAGAAGTAGTATTGGTTTGTGTAGCAGTAGTTGCCGCCTCCGTAATGCTAATCTTACCATCCTCTATATCTATTCCTTGCTGAACAATATCCCCAATTTCATCTGCCGCTGCTCCTGTCTCTTTATAGACCTCGGTTTCATTCTCTTCGGCTTCTATCAACTTCTCAGTCGTAGTCTGAAGTTCCTGTTGGATAGCCTTACGCTTTGCGTTAGAACTTTCGTATTCCTCATCCGCTTGCTGACGCTTTTGCATCAGCTCTTCCAATTTCGCTTGTTCAGCCTCGTATTGAGCAATAGAACCACTTTCATTATCCGAAAAAGAATCCTCATAGCCCCCGAAAGATGTCGTATCAACCGCCCCATTATCATAGACCAATTCCTTTTCTTTCTGTTCTATGATTTGCTGCTGCTTTTTTATTTCCTCATCAAGCTGAGCAAGGACTACTCTCTTTTCACGAGCCTCATCCATCGCTTTGTCGTAACTCTCTTGCTGCAAGTCTACTTTCTTCTGTAAGGCGTTAGTTTCCAAAAGAGCCTTACCATAAGCGGTTTCATTTGCCTTGGCTATTTTTTGTTTAAGGTCAGCCTCTGCCTTTGCTTGTTCCGCAGCCTTATTTGCAGCAGCAATGTCGGCTTCTTGCGATTTTTTTGCACGCAACTCTTCTTCTGCGGCTTCTTTGGCGTTTACCGCATTTTGCCATTGAAGTTGTTCTTTCTCCGCAAGCTTTGTCTGCTCAACCAAAAGGTCACGCTTCAACTGGAGTTGTTTAGCCATTTCATCACTAATCAACCCCTCGGATTTCGCCAATTCTATCTGCTTAGATATACGTTTCTCGGTTTCATCATCACCGATGTTTTCCGTATCAGACAATGCATTTCCCAACTCATTATAACGGCTTGCCTTATAGTCTTTGGTATCTTTTCCGTTAAGATGTCGGTAATCATTTTCCATTTCCTTGAACTGAGCCATCTTCTCATCAAGTCCCTTGGAAAGCTCCAAAGCCTCCATCTGTTCCTTGGCAGCAGATTGTTGCTGAGTGACGAGCATATCACGTTTAAGTTGCAATTGCTCTGCCATTTGTTGGGTAATGATGCCATCGGTCTGAGCCTCCTTGATTTTAAGAGATACAAGTTCCTCAGCCTTATCCGTACCCAACATATCGGTATTAGCTACCGCCTTATTCAAATCCGAAAGTCTTTGGCTCTTATATTCTGAAGTATCTTTTCCGGTATAGGAATGGTATAATTCGGCTTCATCTTTGTACGCTTTTATTTTTTCGTCAAGATTACTTGCAATACCATCAAGTGTAGCTTGGTTCTGAGCTTTTTGAATGGATGCTGCCGCCATCAATCCAGCTTTGTAAGTTCCGACCATAACAGCTGCACTTCCTATCGTTTTAACCAAAGTCTGCCAATTATCAACCAAAGACGAAATCAAATCTAAGCCAGTACCAAATATTCCTTGCGACTTCTTGCCGAGTTCGTTAAACATCTGGTCAACGCTATCGCCAATATTAGACCATTTTCCTTGCAAGGTTGTGGATTGCTTTTCCATCAGTCCACCAAACTTGCCGCCCTCTTCGGTCATGTTGATGATAGCTTTTTTCACCAAATCAGCTCCGACCTTTCCATCTGTAACCGCTTGCTGAACCTCTTGGGTTGTCTTGCCCATGATTTTGCCAAGCTCCTCAGCCATCGGGATGCCCCTGCCCATAAACTGACGCAAGTCCATCGTGTACATGCGGCCTTGGCTCATTGTCGTACCATACAAATACACCAAATCGTTCAGCGGAACGCTAAGACCTGCCGATATATCTCCAAGATGAACAAGAATATCATTAACTTCATTCGCTGCCGTACCATAAGCCAACAACTGCTTCGCTCCATTCGTAATCGAACTCATGTCGAAAGGAGTCTTCGCAGCCGTTTGGACAAGTTGGTTCATCAACGCTCCAGCTCGCTGCTCACTGCCAAGCATTGTAGTGAATGAAATTTCAAGTTGTTGGAATTGAGAACGGACATTGAAAATATGTTCTGCCAATTGTTCGAAGCCCAATCCACCGACAAGACTCATTGCTAATTGTCTAGCATCACCACCAAGACGACTGAATAAAGATGTTGCACCCTCACCGACTGTAGGAACTTTCTTCATCTCCTCAATCATTCCGGCAAAGGCATCTGTCATTACCTTTACGTTATCAGTAGTTGCATTCGAAGAACCTGAATAGCGAACATACTCTGCTTGCATGTTTTGCAATTCAGTTCTTGCTTGCTTTCCTAATCCGGTAAGATTCTCATAACGCCTTTTCTCATCATTGAGAATAGTGGAATTTTCACTTATATCACGATTAAGGATTGTTGAAGTGCCAACGTCTAAACCACCTTTTCGAAGTTTAGACTGCATCTTTGCAATCTCGGAAGAAAGTTTTTCAATCTTTCGCTTGGACGAGTCGGCTTGCAATTCAAAAGCATATATTTCCCTTGTCAAAGATTGCATTTTTTTGGCATAATCGCTGCTCATCACCAAAGCGTAGCGAGACATTGCAGAACTAAGCTCTGTCACCTTTTGCTTTTGCTCTGCATATTTATCCGTAAGGTCTTGAACCACCGCCTTGTCTGTCGCCTTTGTTGTTTTCAGTAACTCACCACGCAATCTTTCAAGCTCTTGCTTGGCTTGCTTGATTTCGTCGAAATTCGCTTTGATGTTAAATTCTAGCTGTGCCATCCTTATATGTTTTTATTTGGCAAAATTAGCTAATAGTCTTAGAATTAACGAAGGCATTAAAGTATGTTATTTCACTAAAGATTTAAGTGCAAAGAATAAGGTCTAGACACAAAAAAGCCTTCCACATTCACATGCAGAAGGCTCAATTCTTACTTATTTTCTTCTATATATAAAGACCATCAAATCACGACAGCCTATAACTTTAACGCAGACAACACGCTTTTTATTGTGCTGAAACGGCTTTTAATATCATTATATGATGATACGGCAAACATTGGCAAAGGTCTCACATTCCCTATTATCAAAGCACCTTTGCGCAAAGACTCCTTGATTTCCTTCATCGTTTGAGTGAATCCATATTCAGCCTGTTCTTCCTTTGGAACAATCACATAGCCATCACCAAAGATATTTTTAAGATAGCATTTCTTTCGCTTCAACATATCCCAACGCAATTTATCTACCAAGGTCATATAATCAAACTGCTGTTTATCCTTGGCTTGGAATAGCTTCTGGACATCCTTGTAATCATCCCAACATAAAGGGGTAATGCCAAACTTTGACTTCATCCATTCATGCGAAATCAATTGGCCATCTTTAAATGTAGAAAGAATTTCTTCCTCCAAACCTTCAAAACCATTTTTCGTATCTTCTTTCATATCCTCATTCTTTTAATGTTGCTCCCTACCAAGGAATCGAACCTTAGATAACCACCATGTAGGGAGTTCGTCTCTACTAAACCTTACCTCACCATACTTTACCAAACCGGACCATACCACACCAAACCGAACCTTACCAGACCCGACCGCACCATACCTCACTCATGCCTTTGTAGTTATGTGTATTATTTCTTTTCTACTTTAAACGCTCCATAAAGCTTTCTGTAAGTACCTACATGATAGCGAAGACCTGCAATCTCAGCCACCTGTAATACTTCCTCCTCGTTCAGCTGCGTCTCATCGAACCAACAAGTAACTTCCGTTGACCATTCTGGGAATATCGCTCTTGTTGCAGGGACTTTGACCGAACCTTTAATACCGCACGCTCTTGTGTCAACATAGGAAGTTGATGGGTCAAAATAGCCCTCCTTTGTACGACCAACTTCAAAAAGTTCTTCCGGTGTCTTGTCGTTGTCCTTGAATTGCAAAACACCATCACCATAAAGACCGAAGGAACGCTCGAACTTCTTACCAAGCTTACGTTCTTTGGCAGCAGCTTGAAAACAACCCTCTACGTGCGACTGCGGTAATACATACTCACCATTGCGATAGTACAAGGATGCAAGGAATTGCAGACGACAAATCTCCAACAAATCATCATCCGTCTTTGTTCGCTTGCTAGTCAATGGCTGCAAAAGTTTCTTGTACTTGTCGAATGGGTCAACTACTCTTGGATTGTGAACCATCAAAGGCTTAGTGCCTACCAATTTCAATGAAATCGTTTTCATTACTCTACATAATTATTAATTAAACACGGCAGTTTTCAAGTATGCCTCTTACCTTTGGGACAAAACAAAAGCCCCGTCCGCTTATTGTCGTGAGTAGCGAACGAGGCTAAAAGTATAGAAAAGTCCGAAGACTTCTAAATTTCTTCTTATCCCAGTAACCATGCTCACGACTTCACGGCTAAACCATTTCTGATTTCGTTTGCAAAGGTAAGCATAATTTCCGAAACACGCAAATTATTTAGTGTATTTCTTTATTATTTTAAACTTTATTTTCTTTTAGTAACCTATTTTAAAATTTACACCTTATATATTATTAGTCTTCTAATATGCCAAACAAACTATTTTTAAACTAAAACTGTTAATAGCCTAAGTTTACAACACTCCAAGAGCCATCACTATTCTTCTTAACAACGCCATGCAAATCAACGAATTTCTTCTGACCACCATAGGTTGAACGCAAAGAATAAGAAACAGTTACCTCATTTCCACTGACACTTTCTTTCTTGACCTTGAAGACATTTGAACTTTCTGCACCTACAGCACTAGAAGCGTTACTAATATCCCATTCCATTTGAAGTGCGTTTTCAATAGAATGTAAATCATCATCTGAAACATAAACGTTATTTTCGCTTGTAGAAGATGATGTAGCATCTGATTCTTCAGAAGAAATTGAAGATATTGTTCTTTCAATTTCTTTTGGGTCTTTCCATTTTCCTTGAACTATAGCATACACATAATGTTTTTTATCTTTATCTTTAACAAATAAACTTTCTAGTTCCCAATCATCAGGAGAAGTTATTGGAACTGAAACATTTATTGTAAAGTTAAAAGTGCCATTTTTACCATCAATGACACCTTCGACTATTCCTTCATCTTGAAACTCACCATAATCATAATTCTTTGATAAATCAGTAAAGTGACTTTTTTGTAATTTACAATCTTTACCAAAGTACTTTTCAAGAACAATATCACGTATCTGAGCACAACGATTCTTTGACATGATTTTTTCAGCCAATTCATTCCTTGCAATTTGCTCCTCTATTGTTAATTCCTTCTTCTTGTTGCTACAACCTACACCTACCAACAAAAAAGAAAACAATAAGGACATCAACAGAATTTTCTTCATAATCCCATACTTTTAAATTATTGAACTTTGTGGGGAACACCCCACGTTACTTAACACTTTCCAACTTGTCCAGCACGTCCCTAGCCTCAGCGATTGAAGAAGCGGAATACAACTCACCACCTTGTTTTATTAGGGCGATGAAATCATCATTTGCATTGTTTATAATCAGAGGTTCTTCACCTAAGAGTGTTGATAGCTTCATATTGAGAAATTTTGCAATCTTGGCTAACGTACCCAAAGACGGTGTTGTCTTGTTGTTTATAATCTTACTCATTGCCACGGTTGATATATCTAAGTATTCTGCCAAATCCTTAGACATAACCCCTTTCTCTTTTAATATATCTTTGAGGTTCAAATTTATATCCTCACTAACTTTTGTTGCCATAAACTTTTAGTTTAAATGATTATGGTGCAAAGGTACACAAAATAAACCGATTATTTATTTAAAATCTGTAAAATAAACCAATAGTTTTATTAAAGAGCGTTAAAATTAGCCTAAAACTTAAACTTTTAAGCAAAAATATTTGGTAGAATAAAACTTTTGGTTTATCTTTGCAGTGTCTTTAAGAGATAAGGCGTTAAGTTTAACTATTAGATGCTGCTATGCAGCCGAGTGGCACTCGTAAAACCGTTTAGTTGATTATGGCTAATTCATTTAAGAATATGATGAGAGAAGTGATGGCAATGGCACACAGAGCCTTTGAGTTGAAATCAGCAACAATGAGCTGGTCAGAGTGCTTGAAGCAAGCTTGGGCAGTTTTGAAGTTGAAGCTGGCAATGAAGAAAAGAGTTGTTGAGTTCTACTTTCAGAAGGTGGATGGCTCAATCCGTCAGGCATTTGGCACTTTGCAGGAGTCTTTGATAGACTATACCCCAAATGGTAAGGGGTATGCTTGCAAGGATTGTGTTAAGTACTGGGACATTGAGAAAAAGGCTTGGCGACAAATGAAGTTCTTCAACTTTATTAAGGTTGCTGCCTAAGAGTTAGATAAGTGAGCGCACACGTTAAACTGTACATATATTATATTTTGGATTTAAAGTTAGAAACGATATGGATAAGAATTTGATGGATAATCTTTATGTGAGATACGATGATAAGTTTGGCGTGTTGAGCGACGACAAAGACAACACTATTTCACATATATTAGGTACTGATTTAACCTTGGTGCTTAACAAAGAAAATATGGAGGTGTACCTGCTAGTCCCATTGACCCGAAACCACAAATTTGAGTATAAGGGCAATTACATTATCGTGGATGGCAAGAGGTTTGATTCAGACATCTATTTCCGCAAGGATGGTTGCCAATGGATTGAGATGCAATCTAAAGAAATGCTATCAATGGTAGCGTAACATATATGGTGAGGCACACCGAAACAACTGCACATTATCTTTGATGTTTAACAATTAAATTCCGTGAGCAATGGAAAGAAGAAGTAATGTGCAGAAATGTGCCATAAGAATTGGTCGTGCTGGTGAGGACAGAAGTCCTCCAAAGCAAAACAAACGTTAACGTTTTAAATAAAACACTAAAGCGTTTGCAAGTTAACAAGAAAAGCATTAACTTTGCAGCCGAAAATAACAAGGTTGTGAAGTCACGAGCACGGCTAATGAGGATATAGATTATATTTTTAAAATTTAAAATTAAATATTTTCATTTGCTCCAAGCGTGGAGTATTGTCATTCCGTCCATCGCTCTACAATAGTGGATGAATGACACAAGCCCTGTCCGCACTCGTGACTTTAGCGGATGGGGCTTTTCGTTTCCACCACAGCCAAATATAAATTATCAACAAATTAAGAAATGAAAGATTATTTAGAAAAGAATTTGAATGATGCACCCATGCTGGGAGCATTCGTAAATCAAAGTGAGAAAATCAAGGTTGAAGGCTTTGAACTCATCAAGGTAGAAGAACGTGATGGTAAGCAAGCCATCAATGCAAGAGAGCTGCACCAAAAGTTGGGTAGCAAGTATCAATTTGCGAATTGGATTCAAGAGCGTATTGAAAAGTACGGATTCGTTGAAAATCAAGACTATGAGGTTTTTAAGGAAAATCTTAAAAACTCAAAAGGTGGCAGACCAAGCAAGGAGTACGCCCTATCTTTAGACATGGCGAAGGAGTTGTGTATGATTGAGAACAATGAGAAAGGTAGGATGATTCGCAAGTACTTCATTGAGGTTGAGAAAAAGGTAAGAATGCAGAGTGTTCCATCTTTGCCCGATTTCACCAATCCGGCTATAGCAGCAAGAGCTTGGGCTGACCAGTTCGAGAAGAACCAAGTACTGACCTTGGAGAACAAGCAACAGAGAGAGGAACTTGCCAAGGCATCGCAGGAGATTGTCGGACTGAGCGCACAGATTACAACAATGAAGCCTAAGACTACTTACTTCGATGTGATGATGAAGAACAAGAGCACAAGCGTGATTACATCAATGGCGCAGGATTACGGAATGAGTCCGCAAGCATTCAACAAATTGTTGCATGAGCATGGTATCCAGCACAAGGTTTCTGACCAATGGGTCTTGTACCGCCAATATTTGGATAAGGGATATGTGAATAGCGAGCCAGTGACCATTACGCACAATGATGGAAAACAAACCATCAAATACAACACGAAATGGACTCAAAAAGGGCGTTTCTTTCTTTATGAGTTCCTAAAGGAGAAAGGTATCTTACCTTTGATTGAACGAAATAATAATGGTGAGACACACTAGGACAACTGTAAAAGCCCCAATCTCGTTGGAGGTTGAGGCTTTCTTTATTTTTACATTTACATCTTATCTAACCCATCGGAGAACAAACACTTTTGCGCTAATTTTCAATGACTTGTATTTTTATTACAAAAGTATTGTTATTTTACATTTCGGCTTCATTATACTCATAATCCCAGAGGAATAACTTGCCTTTGACGTTTCTAATCGGCTCATCGAACAATTTAGCATTCTTCAAGAACCAATGATATTGGAAATCTTCAGCAAACGCATCCGGATAAGCCTCATGAAATTGAATATCATCCAATTCTACACTGCCGATAATGGCTGACGTTGGTAAGTCTTTGAAGTCCGGAATAACAATACCATGCTCTTGGCAATATTTCTTCATTGCGCTCTCCTGCCATCCGTCAAGTTTTTCGGGTTTGGCTTGGCTTGCATGAATAAGGAAACGACCACGGAACTTTCTATTCCAGGTTCTGTTTTCAATGGTCTTGCAGCCGATAGCGATTAACCAAGCATACGGCTGGCGAATTGATAATACTTTCATAAGCTCATTGTTTTGTTGTTTACATTCGCAAAGGTAATAAAAACCTTTGAAAAATGCAAGAAAACTCTAATTTATTTTCATATTTTCTAAAAATAATCTTGAAATAGCTTGCATCCTAAAGGCGGTAAGAGGTTAGATCCTCTTCCGTCTTTTCTTTCTGATTCTGTCCCAATCCGGTTTAAGCACATCCATTGAGCCGACCATCGCCTTGTACTTGTCGCAAAGTTCACCCTCGTTCATAGAGGAACTGAAAGTGTACATCTTGTATCGTTCATGCTCAGGAACATATAATCCTACCATCAAGGAACGGACTCCATCTACCTCCTGCTCCGGTGCTATCAATACAAGCCCCTCGTTCATGCTTTCCAACTTGAAAATCTTTGAGGTGACAACCTCATAATAGTCTAGTATATTCATATTCTTGTCTCCTATAATTATTTTGTACGTTCAAACACTTCAATATACTGGATAGAGCTACAATCAATATATTTACGTGTAAACACTACTGTACTTCCACTTCCAATCATAAGTGTTCTGTTCTTTGTATTGCAATTGAAAGATGTTTCAATACCAATACCATTGAAGTCGAAACTTATTTTTGCTCCACCTACCAAGTTGATACTTCCTCTAAGACCTTTGTCCTCGGCTTCGCCTAATATCACATTCACATGACCTGCATCCATATTCTCCTATAATTAATTGTTAAACACCTTCTCTAATAAAGATACGTATGATAGAGTCACTATCAATGTAATCTCTGTTTCCGTTCTCACCAAGTATAGTTATCAAATGCTTTTTTTTGTTATAAAGAACATCGGCAGTAAAATCAAATAACTTTGATTTGCTAAAGTTTGCATGAGGTAACTGCCCATTAGAGAGTGAAATACCTGCAATGCAACCACACTCCTTTGCATCATCTAAGATGTCTTTGATAATCTTAATATCCATAGTCTTATTACTTTACTTCTCGTTCGACAATATCGAAATTATCCCACGTCTCTCCTTCGCTGTCTGAGATATGAAAGAAAGAACCTGAGATATTGTATAGATAATCATCGCAATTCAAAACTCGCTTGTAATTCTCCAAAGTGTTCATCCCTTTGTGTCCTATCGCTTTTCTTGCCTTATCTATGGTAGAGAAGACTTCTGCATCAACCTCCACTGCTTCACCCAATCCATGTTGGTATGAAGAAATTACTACATATACTTTCATAGCTTAAACATCATTATTTCTTACGCTACCTTAGATAACGTTTCTTTGTCAATCTCAATCCATTGGCAAGCATCCTTGCGGAAAAAGATGTCAGAATCGAACCGCTTGCCATCCACGATAATGTGGCTACTTTTGCATTCGAACTTATGGTTTCGGGTTAGTGGTATCAAAAGGTACGTATTACCCTCTTTCTTGTCGTACACAAGCGTCAAATCCGTGCCGATAACTTGTGATACCACCTTGCGTTCATCTGAGCTTAAAACGCCAATCTTGCCATCATGCTCAACGTAAAGAGCATCCATCAAATTCTTATCCATATCTCTTAAATGTTTAATGTTCAAAGTCCGGTGCAGTTTAGCGTGTGCCTCACGAAATCTATTACAAGTCACACTCGTATGAGTATTGCTTTTTCAGCTTGTTCAAAGCGTTCTCGGTAACGTAGTAGATGTTATCGAAATATTCGCTTTTCTTGATGCTTCGGCTTTCCTTCAGCTCTACCTTGTGATTGAATGTCACTTCGTAGCGGTTTGCGATGCTTGTAATCAAGAAATCGACCTCACGCTTATGTCTGTCCAGCTCGGTCTCTTTATACTCACCACGCTTGATAAATGCGTCCTTGTTTGTCTCTTCGATGGTTGCAACCATGTTGCCTTGCATCACGATAATCTTTGCGCTCATATATAGTTTCTTTTTAAATCGTTAGAAATCTGTTATGCAACTCTCATAAGGTTTGCCTTCTTGAAGCAACGCCATTCTTCTTTCTCGGTATCGAAGTACACTTGACAAGTGTCATTCATCTTGCGACCTGCACCCTGTGTAGCTGGGATAACCTTCTCGCTCAATGTGCCGAATGCCTCACGCAAGCTGCCATCAACCTTCTGAAAGTAGAACTTCACGATGCGCTTCTTCATCTGACCCTTCAGCTTGATGTTCATCCAAGCAACCTTTAAAGCCTCGCTCATTGTATAGCCGTTCTTCTTGATGAACTGCCAAGCAAGCTTCATTACCTCACTCAATGTATTTCTTAATGTAGTAGCCATAATCACTATACCGTTTTACGAGTGCCGACTCGGCTGCATAACAGCAATTAATAGTTAAACTTTAAAGCCTTTATCTCTTAAAGACATTGCAAAGATAGTAGTTTTTTCTAATACTACCAAACATTTCTATAAGTATTTTCTAATATTAACACTTATTTAACACATATAAGGCTTTTCTAAACATTTATTTGCTATTTATTAGCCGTTTCTAATATTTAACTATTTTTCTTTGGTAGTATAAAAGAAATAAGCTATCTTTGCAGCAAAATAAATATTAGTATTCACTTATATATAATAAGGTATGGACTTAAAGAAAATAATTAGAAGTCATGGACAAACCATTTCATCTGTAGCCGAAAAGTTAGGTATAACCCAATCGGCATTATCACAACAAATCAATAATGGTTCTATCTCGTTTGCAAAAGTAGAGCAAATAGCCAATATTTGTGGTTGTTCGCCATCTAGTTTTCTTGCTATTGATGGTGAAACCTTATCACATCCGGCTATCATCTGCCCTCATTGCGGCAAGCCTATCGAGTTGGAGATTAAGGCAAAGGAGGGGAAATGATATTCCTCTCCTTTAACTCTTCTATTCTTTCTCCTTCAAAAAGCCTATACCTGCATGAACATTACCCAACTTATACCAAGACTGGCTTAAAGTCATAACATAACTACTGAAGGATTCTTCCCCAATATCAAGGGTGAAGTCTTCATCTACATCAGGCTCTCCATGTCTTACGTACCCCTTATTCGGGGTGTATAGCAATCTATGATATGAGCCGCTCTCACAAATATAAAGTCCGCTATTACGCCAATCGGAACTCCAAAATTCCGGTTTATTCACGTAACAAAGCATTACATCACCATCGTAAATAGAAATACTATGACTTCGCTCATCCTTTTCTCCAACAAACTTTTCGCTATCAACATTGTCAGACTGACGGATAACAGATACGATGGAGTAACCATTTCCAATAAAGTCCGCTATATCAACATATGTTCTTTGCTCTCTAAGGTCAAATTCCTGTTGGCTTCTCACGCCATCTTTCTCAAAGATTACAAGTATTCTTGTATACTTATCACCAAAATTGACCATACTTAGAATCAAGCCGTTGTTCATGTAAGACGCATAAGCTTCTTTGGCTAGTGTTAACACACGCTCTAGATATTCCAATGGCTTGTATCTAACTAACCAAGACTGACCTTTATGCATCTTTTGCAAGTACGAATACATGTTCATCGCCTCGCATTCATCTATTCCATGCTTCTTGCAGACCAACTTGAACTTATCCGGATAAACACTAGTTACAAGTCTATCCAATTCGTCCATAGCTTGCATAGCCTTCAAATAATCATTCGCTTCCATTTTACTAATCTTTAAGTTTCTCAATTATATAGCCACGACCTGTATAGGTGCAAGACAAGCCGATATGCACTAGCTGATGTAAAAGCCACAATTCTTCAGTGAACGGCAATCTATCACACTTCACAAACTCATCTTCATCCTCAAAATCAGATGCCTTTTCCAATATTTCTTCCTTTGTCATTATCTTTAAATTTGTGCCCGAAAGCTGTTAATCCGCATCTTTTATTTTTTGTAATGTGTCAAGTATCACGTTTGCAATCTCAAACCTACCGACATTTGGATTCTGTGGGACACTATAACACAAAGCTTTTAAAAGCTCAAAACATTGATTCTCATATAATATCATACGCTTACTTCTTTTGATTAAAATACTTTTCCAACTCTCGAAGGATGAACATCCCTCCTATCTTGAAAGACTGTTCTATCACTACTCGATGTTCCTTAAATTCGTTTTGGCTTCTCGAAAACCGAAACGCTTCATTCTCTAGCATAAGCACAAACTTATTAAATTCTGCATCGGTCATTTGCTATCACCTCCTTTGATAATTAAGTCAAACAATTCATCTGCGTATATCCAACCATCCAAATAGTAAGCTTTAACTTCTAATTCCCACATTTCTTGATATGTGCCGCAATCAGTCTTGTACATCATATCGTATAGGTTGTAAAGATTTCTATAACCGCAGTCTCTTGAGTATGCAAGAATCCTTCCTCTGCCAATTTGAGGAACTTCGTTAGCATTATGAATCAAATCTTTGAATATCTCTTTCTCTGCCCAATCAATGCCATCCAAGAAATGCTTATCGGCATTTTTATCTCTTTGAACCATAAAGCCGTTTTTGCTAACCTTTCTGATTACACGATAGCTTTTTCTTGCGTAATCTCTGGCGGCTTGGATTTTTTTCTTTATGTCTATCATAACTATTACTATATTAAAAAGGTAAATATGGACGTTCAAGAAAACTAAGTAAAACAGCATGTTCTTTATATGCGAAAGAATCTGTTCTTCCCATTCTCTCAAAGCGTTGCATTTGCCTTTTACAATGCTCTATAAGCCTCAAATCCGCAATCTATAGGGTTTAGTGGGATTTTGCTTGCAAAACGACAAAATTCATTTTATTGTACATATTTCTTACACAACAGAAATGTCGCAGACACAAAATCCCCTTACCCCATAAAGCGACTTGAGGTAATACGCTGGTTTAACCAGCAAAGCATGGTCTTTAACCAAAGTCTGTCTTGAACAGGTTGGCATAAGCATTGTTGTCTGAGTAAATGTTCAATACATGCCTACGTGATGTCTTAATCCATTTCGCAGGAACAGATATGAACTTGAAAACAAAGGTCTTGATTTTGCTGGTGGCACGCAATCCAAATTCATGGGTTTTCAATCTCTGCATAATAGCTTTGTAGAAGTTTCTGATGAGAGCTGTCATAAGCAGGAATACAG